ACCGAGGTGTGCGCCGTTATCAGAGCGTTCAAGAGCGAATACTCCGTTATGTTCGCCGCGATCATTTTTAAGCGGCACTTTATTTACCTCAAAGCGAGGTACTTCTTCTAGCGTTTCGATTTCTGTTAAGAATCCCATTTTTTTGTTTTGTTTTTGTTTGTTCTACCCTCTTATTTTAACCTAGTTCCTTTAGGTTAAATCTTTCAAATTTTTCTTCAGCTTTCTTGAATGAATCGTAAATCTTCATAACCTCAGTAGTCAACTTCTCTTGCTTTCTAGCATCTTTCTCTTCTTTAGAATTGTAATAAGCACTGTAGGATGCAAATCTAGCTACTGTAGTAAAGTTAAAAACATACTCTTGAAAGGCATGCCTAAGTTCATGAAGTATACTTCCAAATACATATCGTCTATTTCCTTCTGTATCAAGATCCATTAGGTAATGACATCTGCCTTTAGTTCGCTCCATAGTAGATTGTTCCTTTACTTTACTCTTCCATACCTTACATTCAATATTGATCTTTTTATCAAAGCCTCTTTCAAATATATCAGTACAAATTTTTCCTAGTAATTCGAAGTCTAGTTTAGTTTCTTTTATTATCCGTTTTGATGGATAGAATTTTATCATCCTACTCTTTTAATAACCGGTTTATCAACTCCTTCTGATAAGAGTTTATCTCTAATTTTTTTAGCATCTTCATAATTATCGATGCGTTCCTTATGAAAGCGAAGCAGACCAGATACCGATTCTCGATATTCGATAATAAATTTTCCATATTCAAAGGGTTTTATTGGCGGTCTGCGCCTCTTCATAATAATAATTATAAGGTAGTTCCTTCCTTTTCCACTAAATATTAATGATGTTAGAAGATATTATACTAGAAAATAGTTCCGAAAAGCAAAAAAGACTGTTAGCTCCAGCGGAACGTGCATATAAAAAACCAGATATTGGAATAGAGATTAAAAATAAATCAGCCTATTATGTTATTAGAGACTGTGCATTAATTACTACAAAGTTCTTAGTATTACATATTTGGAATGCTTATGATGATCCTTTCAAATCATTAGAAGGAAAGTTTAAAGAAAGCGATATTAAAGATTTTCTAAAGAGAGCCAAATCAGATGAAAGTGCAAATAATATTAAGAGTGTAATTATTTCCGCAATGAGAGATAAATTTGATACTACTACAACTTCTAAGTCATTTGATTATTCAGTAGAAGAGGATGACATTTACGGTTATTATGGAGATACAGAAGAGAGTAATGATGACTTCGTGGAAGAAGAAATGACAGAAGAAGAAATGTTCTTAAAGTTTTTTAAAGTTAGTTAGGTCTATACTTGTTAATATAATATTTTACTGTTTGAGATAGACTAAACTTCTTTTGCCTCTTTACAGCAGATAAATTATGATTGGTACTAAGTTGATATTTAAAATCATGTCCTTTTCTATCTGAAACAAGCTCTATGTAATCACTCTTCTTTCTTTTTAATGATGGGAATTGATGTTCAATCTCTTTTATTACCTTTTTAATTAGATCTAAATTATTACAAACAAGATTACCTGGAATGTTATAAACATTAGCAGGTACATCATCATGCAATACTTCTATAATAGCTTTAGCATGATCTTCTGCATGAATCCATTCGCGAATATTCTTTCCTGTTCCATATACCGGTACTTTATTTCCTTGAACAATTGATCTGATTACAGTTGGTATTAGTTTCTCATCTCCTTGTCTTGGTCCAAAATTATTACAGCATCTAGTTATTGACGCATCAATACCAAAAGTAGTTATGTATGATTGAACTAAGAGATCTGACCCTGCTTTTGTAGAAGAATAAGGTGAGCGAGGAGCTAAAGGACTATCTTCGGAGAACGGAGGATCTTTTTCTCCTAAATGACCGTATACTTCATCAGTAGATACATGAACCATTCTACTATTATGTTTACGGGCTAGTTCTAATATTTTAGCCGTGCCTACTAAATTACTATTAACGAATGAAAGAGGATTATCAATTGATCTATCTACATGTGACTCAGCTGCTAGATGGATAACATAATTTACATCCTTATTAATAAATTCTAAAGGGTTGGCCATGTTCAATCTCCAATGCTCATCATTAGCTATATCAATAAAATGATTTTGCACTCTCTTATCTTCAATAATATTTTCTTCAGAAGAGCCTACACCCATCTTATCAATATTGTAAATAAATAAATCTTTATCTTTACTTTTAAGAAGCTCTTTCATTACATATGACCCTATAAAGCCACAACCGCCTGTTACTACATATGTACTCATTTCTTTTTAACAATATCAGGATTCTGTTTAATAGTTTGTAATGTAATCAAATCTTTTATTCTCGTAGTAGACCACTCATGTGATCTAGTAGTATAAATTACTTTTGGAGGTAAATCATCTCCTGTAAAAGGCTTACCAATATAATCTTCTCCTAGTATTCTAATATCAGGTCTAAAGAATTTTATTAAATCATATAATTCTTCTTCTGTTTGATACATATATACTTCATCAATATATTGAATAGCCATTAACGTTTTATATCTTTCATAGTAAGGTATGACAGGCTTGTATTTTGTATAGCGAGTAGCAGAAGGGTCTTTTTGTAAGAAAACTAAAAACCTATCACAATGTCTTTTAGCTTCTTCAAAAGTATAAATGTAACCTGGGTGCAATAAATCAAAACTACCCGCAGTAAACCCTACAGTTTCACTCTTCATCCTTTATTATCTTATTCAACGCTCCGCGAATAGCAACCTCTTCACTAACTGGGTAGAAGTCATATTTAGTACCTAGTTTTAAAGTATCTAATACGCAATTAGATCTATTTGCTCTACAGTTTAATTCTTCAAATTGAACCCAATCCCAATCAGGGTTACCTAATTTATATGTTTTCATTAGATCAGTAATACCATCAGTTGATAGCGCATCGGGTTGTACAAAATTTACAATATCTTTCTCTTTAGTTTCACGTCCATCGCTAATAATATTATTCATAAAGAGAACTAGTTGAGGAATATAAGTTTTTGAATTAACAAGATTAATCAAATTATTATATTTTTTAATCTTTGTAAGATAAGACCTTTCATGAAGCTTATCACAAAAAGGCATTCTAACTCTTAAAATTAAACCATAATCACTTCCTAATTCATAAGCATGTTTACTTTTAGAGTACGTTGAAGATTCTTTATTATAAAGACCAAAGTTAGGCTCATCATCTTCATTATACATCTTTTCGTATCCTGTATAAATACACCCTGAGGAGATATGAATATAATTTATTCCTAAACATTGGCATATAGTACTAACCCGTAAAGGAGCAAAAGTATTTAATTCGTAACATAATTCAGGCTCTAACTCACCTTGATCTACATTAGGTCTTCCAGTAAAGCCAAAAGCATTTATAACATAATCAAATTTTGAACTACAAAGAAATTTAATTAGATCTTTAGAGTTAGTGTAATCTAAAAATTCCTTCCTGACAATAACTACGTCATGTTTCTTTTTAAGCTCAGTATAGAGGTAACCTCCAACATATCCATATCCTAATATTAGTATCTTCTTCATTAAATCTCTAGGGTGTTAGGCTCATATATTTTACTATGCGTCTTAGTACATCTAACAAACGTAGCGCATTTACTCAGATGCTTAAGCTTAGCAGCTCCTACATATGTGCATGTACTTCTAATGCCTCCTAAAATATCTTGAACAATATAACGCATAGGACCTTTATATGGAAGAACCACTCTACGTCCTTCTGAAGTTCTATAGTCCTTTAGTCCCCCGTTATGCTTTTCATTTGCCTTCTTACTGCTCATTCCATAGAACTCAACATACTCTTTATCATCAATTGTAATCCTTTCACCACCGCCTTCAGTTGACCCAGCTAACATAGAACCTAGCATAACAAAATCAGCTCCAGCTCCAAACGCTTTAGCTACATCACCCGGCGTTGTACATCCCCCATCAGCAATAATATGACCATCTAAACCATGAGCAGCGTCAGCACATTCAGCAATACAACTAAACTGTGGATACCCTACTCCTGTTTTTATTCTAGTTGTACATACACTACCTGAACCAATACCTACTTTAACAATATCAGCTCCAGCTAAAAGTAGCTCTTCTACCATTTCACCTGTTACAACATTACCTGCAATAATATTACTCTTAGGAAACATTTTTCTTACTACCCTCACACAACTTACAAATGCCTGAGAGTAACCATTTGCTACATCAATACAAATATTACGTATCGGTACCTTTTTATTAATAATAGACAAGGTATCATAATCATAATGACTTCTACCTACTGTAACAGCTACATGTTTACCATGATTGTCTTTAAGCTCTTCAATTAGGTCATCTTGATCAATATTCTTCTTATAACAAGTAAAGAGATCTAAGTCACTTAAGGTTCTTCCTACCTCTAATGTACCAACACCGTCCATATTAGCAGCCATAACTGGTATACCATGATATGAACCACCGTATTTAAATCTAAATGCTCTAGTTAAATCAACCTCTTTTCTAGATGTTAATGTCGATCTTTTTGGACGAATCAATACATCATCAAAATCATACTTTAGCTCAGTTTCTATACGCATGCCTATCTAATTATAGGCCATATTTTAATTAATCAAGTAGTATTCTTTCTCTTATATCCTCTACTGTAATGTCATCTTCTTCTATAGCATTAGCTATTTGATCTAAGAATTTATTTGCTAAATCTGACAGTTCAAAGTCTTCTGTGTTTTCTAATAATTCTTTAATTCTGTAAAGTTGCTCCCATAGATTTTCAGTTTCTTCATCAAACTTTTTAAGTAGAGAATTTCGTTTCATATTCCTATTTATTTATTAAATATAATTAATGTCGTTCTTAGAAGAAGTAAACTTAATTTTAGAGAAAGTTGGTCCTTATAAGCCTATAAACTTACCTTATAAATTAAATGCTTTAGAGCCCGTAGTAAATAAACAAACTACAGACTTTCATTTTAACAAACACTACAAAGGTTACGTTAAAAAATTAAATGCAGCTATGGGAGTAAGAAGAAAAATACCGTTAGTAGAGCTTGTAAAGAATATAAACAAATATAATGATAAGGTAAGAGACAACGCCGGCGGTGCTTATAATCATCAGTTATTCTTTAACATGATGAAGCCTGGAGGAAGCGATTTTAACGGTGAAATAGCTGATAGAATAAAAAAGCGCTTTGGTACATATGCTAAATTCAAAAAAGAATTTATTGACAATGCAGCTAGTCAATTTGGCTCCGGTTGGGGGTGGTTAGTTGAAAAGGATGGAAGATTAGATTTAGCAAAGACGCCTAATCAAGATAATCCTTTAATGCATGGTATGGGTAAGCCAGTCTTAGGAGTAGATGTATGGGAACATAGCTACTACCTAATGTATGGACCGGATAGAAAAGAATGGCTAAGCAAGTTTTTCGATATTGTTAACTGGGACTTCTGCTCCGCTCTTTTGCATACTAGCTAAGATAGCTTCAACTTCAGCTTTCATATAATTTACATGATAAGATAAAAATCTATCATCTTTTAAGTAATAGATAACACACTTTCTACACCTCTTACTAGTCATTCTTTCATAGAGATAAGCATAAAGCGATAGCTGTAATCCATATAAGTTAAACTCACAGTTATGTAAATGACTTATAGGGTCTTTTAATCTTTCACTATATGGTGAGCTAAATCTAAAACGTTTATTAGTCTTAAAATCTCCAATAGTAAATTCATTTTTATGTTCATAAATTAAATCTGCTGTACCAGCTATCTTAAACTCTTCATCATAAAGCAAATTCTCACAAAGAACATTTTTAAATGAATCAATAGAACGTTCTGCTGCTTTATCATATGATTTACACAACCAACTATAATTCTCTCTTACATCACCAAAGCTAATATAATCTTCTAATATTTTATGAATATCAGTACCTCGGTTACAAGCTCTTACCTTTTCTTTTTCCCACATCTCTAAGACTAACTCTTGAGATATACCTTCCCTATCAGCTACTCTCTTAGAGTGACCCTCTCTATCAAAGGGTTGTTTATACTTTCCAAGTAGAGTAGTTACAGAAATAAACTTTTCATCAGTATCTTTATGCGTATAGGTATGAGACGCTTCATCAAACTTTATCTTCACTATCTAATATTATATACTGAATAATTAGAAATCAATAATAAACTTACTATTCTCTAGAACTACATAGTTTTATCCATAAATATATAAAATGGAACCTGAAAAATCCCTACTTAAAGAGTTTCTAAGCGGAGGATGGGTCGTGCCTTTGATTGGGGCCGGCGCTATGTTAGCGCGTTTACTATCAGGAGAAAATAATTACACTTGGGGCCAACAACTTAAAAAAATACTTACTGCTGGTATATCAGCTGGGATAGCATGGTTTATACTTGAACAAACAGAGATATCTTCACTTTATAAAGCGGTAACATATGGAATTATTGGTGTTATATCACCTGAGGTCATTGAGGGAATAGTAAAACTTGGTAAAAAATTTGCAGATAACCCGGAAAAGGTTATTAAAAAATAATGAAACCAAAATATCTAGTATATATTTTAGCAGCTATTATTCTAGCATTCGTTATTAGAGGGTATTTTTGTGTAGACATGGTTAACGTCTATTTAGAAGCTTTAAATAAAGGAGCGTTAACTACAGATGGAGATTTATATTGTAATGTAACTGAAAACATTGAAAGTTTTAAGAAGCATTTATTGTTATCTGGCGTGCTAGCAACAGTTATTGCTGTTTGTTGCCGGTTAAAAGCACCGAAGTAAATAAATATAAGTATGGGAAAGAAGATATCCGAACTTACTATAGCTTGTACACCGTACGAAGGTGAAGAACTTTTTGCAATGGTTGAGGATAGTGCTACAGTTGCAGCTCCTATCAGCTCATTTCAATCATTTTTATCCGGTCAAGATCATCTAGCATCACCTTTTAAGAATAATCGCTTTGCTTGTACGCAAACCTTCTTGGGAGCTATTAGTGGAATGTCTACCTTAACTATAGGTACTGTAGCTACGCATACTAACACTGGTACAGTAGCTACTATTGCAGGAGGTAGAGATAATACAGTTTCAGGCAATTGTGGTATAGTAGGCGGAGGCTGTGGAAATGACGTTACTGCTGTAAATGGCGTTATAGGTGGTGGTCATGCCAACACGGTAAGCGCTACTTGCGGGTCAATTTTAGGAGGAAAAAGCAATACAGCTTCATCAGGAGATGCTACAGTAGGAGGTGGTGCTGGTAATACAGCATCCGCATGCGGAGCGGTTGTTGCAGGTGGTTGCAGCAATACTACTAGTGGTTCATTTTCATATAGCGTAGGTAGGGAAAATACTACTAGTGGAGATTGTAGTACTATAGCAGGAGGCCTTGGTAACACTGTAACAGGTGATTCTGCTACTATTGCAGGTGGTAAGACTAATCAAGCTCGTGGTGACTATTCTTCTTTAGTAGGTGGGTTGAGTTCATGTGCTATTGGTAAAGCGTCGTTTGTAGGCGGAGGCACATGTAACTGTGTAACAGGTCTAAGTGCTTTTGCTGGTGGAGGGCATATTAATAAAGTTACAGGAGCAGCTAGTTCTATAGTTGGAGGAAGTACAAATACTGTATCAGGAAGTGGTGCATTTATAGGAGGGGGATCTGGTAACAGCGCTACTCAAAAAGAATCATTTGTAGGAGGAGGAACCAGTAATACTGGAGGAGCTGCTTGTGCAGTTGTTGGTGGCGGTGAGTCTAATACCGCTGATGGAAAATATGGTATTGTTGGTGGAGGTAAAAATAACTCTGCCTCTGGTGTTCATTCAGTAGCTTTAGGCGGTGAGTCTAATACTGTTATGGGAAATTGCAGTATTGCAATAGGTGGAAAAGCACATACGATATATAGTAATAGTAGTTTTGTAGGAGGAGGATTTTGCAACGAGGTAACATCAAATTCTGACTATGTTACTATACCTGGAGGTCAAGAAAATTCAGTTGCTGCTGACGCAGATTATGGTTCTATTGGAGGTGGACAAAGCAATGCAATAACAGCTAATCATTGCCACGGTACTATAGCAGGTGGTCAAGAAAATAAAGTTTGTGGTGATTTTGCTGCAGTTACAGGAGGTTATCAGAACTGTGCTGGAGGTTGTCAAGTTTTTGTAGGAGGTGGATATAGAAATGATGCTACAGGAACTAGATCAGTACGAGCAGGAGGGTGCGCGAATACTGGATGTAGTAGTCATTCCTTTATAGGAGGAGGTGATACTAATACGGACAACGGAGGTTGTATGACTGTTATTGTTGGAGGGTGTAATAATACTCTTACAGGTTCAGTTACCGGTGCATTTATTGGAGGAGGTAGTGCTAACAAAACTTGTGGAAAGGGTTCTTTTATTGGTGCAGGGTTAGGTAACTCAATGGGTTGTACTAATTCTGAGTTTGGTGTAATAGTAGGAGGGGTTGATAACTGTATAACTGGTTGCCACGCATCAATATTAGGGGGAAGTAAAAACTGCGCTTTAGCTACCTGCAGTTCAGTTGCAGGAGGCGACAATAACTGTATAGGAACTGCTGGAACATTTGGTAATATAGGTGGTGGGTATACTAATCAAGTTAATGATACAGGTGCAACTATCGGAGGAGGCTGTAGTAATGATGCTACTTCAGGTGATCATGCTACTATAGCCGGGGGATGCGGAAACAAAGCAGTGGCTAATGATGCTACTGTTGCAGGGGGTAAAGGTAACTGTGCATGTGGTACCTGTTCTTTCGTTGGTGGCGGTGTTATTAACCAGGCTAATTCACCAACGAGTGTTGTTGTAGGAGGAAATCAAAACATTGAAAACGCTACTTGTGGGAATTTTGTAGGAGGTGGATTACAAAACAGTATCTGTGGTTCTAGTACAATTTCTACTGTTGCAGGAGGTCAAACTAACAAAATATGTAACTCTAACCATTCAGTTATTGTAGGAGGTACTACCAATACTTTATCAGGCGGGTGCGGCTTTATTGGAGGCGGTAGAAATAATACAATAGAAAACTCTCATACTGATTCTGCTATTGTTACATCTAATTTGACTTCTGTATCTTCATGTATGCTTCATGCATATAGTTTATTCTTATCATCTATTCCAACTTCTAACCCAGACGTCTTAGGAGTTGTATGGCGCGATGGTACTGATTTAAAAATATCATTAGGGTGTTGATTTATAGAGTGACCATACTAAATCATATAGTATGGCTACTACAGTTTTTCACATTGAAGGGGGTATAGGTAAAAATATTGCAGCTACTGCGGTAGTTGCAGCATATAAGAAAGCTAAACCAGAGCGTAATATTATTGTTGTATCAGCTTGGGCTGAGGTTTGGATGAATAATCCTAATGTAAGTAGATTTTATGTTATAGGTAGAACTCCATACTTTTACAAGGATGTAATTCAAGGTAAGGATGTTGAAGTGTATAGTGCTGATCCTTATAGAACTACAAACCATATTACCAAGAAGACTCATTTGATTGATACATGGTGTGAAATGGCAGGAGTTGAGTATGAGGATGAACGCCCAGAACTTAACTTTAATTTTAGAGAATTAGAAGAAGGGTCTGCTTACGTAAATCAATTTAAGCAAGATGGCCGGCCTACCCTACTCTTTCAGCCTTTTGGAGGACCAGGGCCCGACCACCAAACACATCCTTATTCTTGGACCAGAGATATGCATCCTAAAATAGCTCAAGAAGTAGTGAATGCATTAGCTACAAAATATAATATTATTCATGTATGCTATGAGTTCCATCCTAAATTAAACAATTGTCATCGTTTTGATAAGACGATTGGTAAAAAAGCTCTCTTTGCTATGACCGGGGTAGCTGATAAAAGGTTGTTTATTGACTCATCTCTTCAACATGCGGCCGCGGCATTAAATAAAAAATCTATTGTACTGTGGGTAGCTACTCAACCTAAAATATTTGGATATGATGTTCATCATAATATAGGTCCTAAAAAAGAATATTTAGAAGGTAATATTGATTCTTATCTCTTTGATTATAACTTTACTGGTACTATCTATGAATGCCCATATAAGAATATTGAAGACATTCATGACTCTGCTGAGATAGTAGCAGCGGTAGAAGCTCAAGAACAGCCTCTTCCAGCCTCTAAGTAAAAGATTAATAATATGAACCGTATATATCGGTATCATTTACATCCATATCCATAACATCTGATTTAGATATGTTGTCTATGTCATATGGATTCTCTTCAGTAGGATAAGTCTTGCCATCTGATGTAAGTTGATCAGTAAGAGTGGTTGATAATATACCGCTAAACGAATTATCATAAACCTGCTGATTGGCTTTCTCGCTTGATAAACCATTCTGGAAGGTAAAGTCTAATCTCTTACCTCTCAATCTATAAATGTAATGACCTAAGATAGGATTAAGAGTAGATATATCTTGATCCATTCTTTCGGTTATTTCATATTTAACAGAGCCCCTTCCGTTAGGTCTATCACAACCCAATACTGTTAAGTCTATTACATCCCCAGCTTTAGGCTCTATAGATTGACCTACAGAAGAATAATCAAAATAAGCAGAAGCAGCAGAATGAAAAGTGCTAATATGAACATACGCCGTAAATTCATCACCTGGGTCAAAGCCGAACTTAGTTAAGTTTACTGCATCATCATTTAATTCTACATACATTTGTACACCTGAGAGTGGACCCTGATACTGTTTAACGGAATCTTCTCCATAGAGTAAATCTGCTGCTGATAAGTTGAAAGTGTTTATATAGTAATCTACCGGTATACCAAAGTTATTAATAAGATCGTTGTATGCTTGATCGAAGACTAATTGTTCAGCTTGTAAGTTAGATGGATTAACTAATTTACCACAAGATGGTATAGCAGTAGCAGCTAATACTTCTTCTGGTGTACAGTTTAATCTATTTTCGTTACATATTGACATTTTATCTCTTGGCTAACATTCCGCATTGATTGCCTTCTTCATCTTCAAACATTTTTACTTCTACACCAGAGTTACCTAATACTTTAGTTTGCCCGGGCAGATATTGTACTCCGTAAGTATTTAACGTATCAAATAAAGGCATGCCCATTAATTTTATTTGACTAGCTGCACCATTAAGAAGATTATTAACATGAGGGCATTTATGATTATATTTTTTAGGCAATGTGTTTAAATGTTTTTTAGCTAAACCTACCCTATTAATATTCTTCCCCACTCTCATATGAGGATTAAGAAGCTCTTCGCCTTGATAATATTCAAAAAATGTTTTAAAGTTTTCCATATAAATCTTATCATAAGATGTAGCAATTAGGTCTATTAACTTTTCTATTACTTTAGTATTACGCAATACTTTAAATGCTAAATTTTCTATGCTAAACTCGCCTTCTCTCTCAAGGCCTCTTTTTCTCATTTTTGAGATCTTCTGCTTTAATTTTTTAGCAACATCGTTTAACTCTCTAGCTTCTTTGCCTTTAACTTCGCTAAGCTTTTCCTCTAATATTTGAGTATCTTTTACAAATGCATTAGCTTTTTTATAAACATCCTTTAGATCAACTGAGGGAGGATCATATGTTGGTTTAGTTAACCAGCTATCATCTTGTATTGAATATAATCCTGAAGCTGTATGAGGCTCGTCTTTATCTTGCACATACATTTCAACGTCATGTCCTCTAAAATTTATATTATGTCTTTGATTCCATATAAATCTTTTACCATCTAACGCATCTTTAACTAGATCTTCATCATCATTTATATCTTTATAATCAATAAGAACATGCACATCTAAGTCAGAGAAATCGTTGTAATTGTAATTACTATTACTACCTGTTAAAGTAATATCATGTATCTTTACATTATCTAATTCTAACTCATTAATAAAATCTGAAGTAATAGCTAATAATTTTTGCCTTATATCAGGATCAAAGCTATCATCAGACCAAAACTTTTTATTTAGAGTTTTGTTGTAGATCTTCACACTTATATTTATTAAAAAAGCCCGAAGAGGTCTACTCTACGGGCTCTTTTAATTTAATTATTGAGCTTTTTTTTAATCGAATGCACCTTGGCCGGATTGTAAACTACCAACCTTGTTACTTCCACCGGTTCCCATGTTTACTTTATGATGAAGCTCAGAACCAGGATCAACTGTTCCTGAAGCAGCTTTATCTTTAGCAGCTCCTTTAGGCTTCAAACTACCAACCTTGTTACTTCCACCGGTTCCCATGTTTACATTGTGATGAAGCTCAGAACCAGGATCAATTGCCTCTTCGTCTTCTTCATAAGCAACTGCTGTTTCAAAGTCCTCATCAGGCTCATCATCACTTACACCGAGTGCTTTTTCACATGCTGCATGAATTTCTTCGCAACATTCTTTCGAAATAGTAATAGTAACTTCACCCTCATCACCACCGTCTTCATCGGTTTCGATTCCAAGTGCCTCAATATCAGTGATATCTTCTTGATCTTCACCGAAGTTTTCGTTTACCATTACTTTATTATAAAGTTTATCAAATACGGAAGTCTTGCTCATAAAATTATTTAGGCCATCTCGTGCAATTTTCTCGTGTTCTCCTAAAAATTCTTCATCTTCTTCATTTTCTTCATTTTCTTCTTTCTTATCTTGAGCAGCTTTCTTCATAGACTCCTTTTTATCACCATCTTTATCTAAATCAATATAATCAGGCTTTTCTTCATCTTCTTCATCTTCCTCAGGACCAACTGCTCCTGTAGTTGCAACTTGACCGAAAGTTGGACCTGTTGGTTTTGGCGATTGACAATCAACTGGGTCGTTACCGTCTCCGTATGAATAGCCTTTAATATTATAAATATTATCCTTCTTATCTTTATCGGACATATTATCTAAGTCAACGAGGGGCTTTCGAAACCCTCCTTTTTCTTCAGGACCTCCTTCTTTGGTTAAAGGAGCTTCTCCTGTCGTTCCAGCTGGAACATCTTCGTTAACTACTACTTTGTTGAAGATATCTTTGTATGCTTCACCTAATGATATAAAGTCTTTTCCTTTTGACATGTAATTATTTATGCTACCTACTAAATATTTCTGTGGCTAGACAAGATAATATGTTTTATATGGGTAATAAAAATTTACCCAACGTTAACTGGAAGGGTGAATATACTAAAGAACAAGTAAAAGACCTTAAAAAAGCAAGCAGTAATATACTATATTTTGCTGAAAACTTCTTTCATATAGTTAACTTAGATAGAGGTAAAGAAAAAATTCAACTGTTCAAGCCACAGAAAAGAGCTCTTAGAAAGATGAGAGACAATAGATTCTTTTGTCTCTTAGCTTCTAGACAGATTGGTAAGTCTACGATGATGACTATCTATATCTTGTGGCAAGCCTGCTTTAATAATGATCAGCGTATACTTCTGGTAGCAAACAAAGAGGCTACTGCAATAGAGATCTTTCAAAGAGTTAGAATGGCATATGAAGAGTTGCCTAACTGGTTAAAGCCTCCTGTAAAAGAGTATGCTAAGACTTCTATGACATTAGAGAATGGTAGTAGAATAGGTATTACGACTACTACTGGTACTGCTGCTCGAGGTCAATCTGTTAACTGCTTAGTTATTGATGAGATGGCTTTTATTGAACCTCATTTAGTAGAAGAGTTTTGGAAATCAGTCTTTCCTATTATTACTTCTTCTAAAAAATCTAAAGTATTTGTTTGTTCTACAGCTAATGGCACTGATAACTTATTTTATAAATTATACAGCGGAGCTATAGAAGGTGATAATGGATGGGCTCATGATAAGATAAAATGGAGTGAGGTTCCTGGTAGAGATGAACAATGGGCTCAGGCTACTAAAACAGCTATTGGTTCAGCTGATGCTTGGTTACAGGAGTTTGAATGTGAGTTTATTCATTCAGGTGAATCTACTTTAGATGATGAATTATTTGAAGAAATGATGTCGAAGGTAGTAGAGCCAAAAATTATTTTAGACGATGGTCATTATAAAATATGGGAAGAGCCAGATGAGAGTAAGGTATATGTAGCAGGAGTAGATATATCTGAAGGCGTTGGCGTCGATTCATCTGTTATACAGATTTTAGATATTACTGATATTAAAGATATTAAGCAAGTAGCTATCTACAGAAACAATAAGATCCCACCTTTAGAGTTTACTAATAGATTATACAAAATTTTACGTAACTGGGGGTCTCCCTTAGCTCTCATAGAGAGAAACAATTGTGGCGCACAGGTAGTGGATAGATTATCAGAAGATTTAAGTTACGATAAAATAGTTTCTTACGGTAATAAAAACGCTCATAGAAGAAATGTAATGAGAGGCATGATAGCGCATACTAATACAAAGTACAAGGGTGTGCTCAACATGCGTTATTTTATGAATGAGATAAGAGTAGTAAGTATTAGAGAGGAAGAAACAGTTGCTGAGTTAAGAAACTTTGTACGCTATCCTAATGGTACTTGGAAAGCTAGAGGAGGTTTTCATGATGATAGAGTTATGGCTATGCTTTATGGATTGTTTATCTTAGAAAAAGAAATAACTGAACGATTTTTTGATATAGTCGAAGTAGATGATATGGGCAAACCTTGTGTAATTGAACCTATGGACTTTGGTATTCAATATTTTGAAGACCCTACTTCTATATATTTAGATGAAGAAATTACAGGTATAGGATCAAATAATGTTTCTGCAGTAGTTTTTGGAATGGGGGATGAGGTATTAGATGATATGGAAGATTTAAGATCAAGTGGATTTATGTTCTTAGGTGAAAATCCTCAAGATAATTGGCAAGCGGGTATACCGAGGCAGCTATAAATATATACATGGCAAGGAATACTATGCAGCAGTCGATGCTGAACAAATCTAGAGCTGATAAGTTTTTATTAGTTTTTGATGTACCACCAATTTTAAAGGAGTTTAGTAAAAAGTTTAATCAAACTAACGATAGCTTAATACCTGATTCGGTTCAATTTTCAATATTTGGTGCTGCAGTACCTGAAGTTAATGTTCCTGCAGTAGAAAATAGATACGCTGGTAACACTTTATATGTATCTTCTCATTCGAAAAACCCTTATCCTCCTGTATCTATAGGATTTAAAATAGATAATGAGTATAAAAATTACTATGCAATATACTCTTGGCTTAATTTGTTACATGATCAATATGAAGGGCGGTATAATGCTCGTGAGATAAATGAAAATAATCCAGATTTTCAGGATTATCAGACTGATTTGACCATTTTTGGTAAAGACGAATTCAACAATAATCGTATAAAATTTACATACACTAAAGCATTTCCCACTACAGTTGAAGCTATAAGCTATAATTATACAACTTCAGATGAAATTACATCAGGATTTACATTTGTTTACTCACAATTACATACAGAAGTTATCAGTTTTTGAAATTATTAACCTAAATTAGGATAAATAATTTTATGGCACAGCGTACAATAAACTCACCTGGAGTAGAAATAAGAGAATCAGATCTTTCCTTTACAACACCTGCACCTGCCGGAACGAGCGTCTACGTTACCGGTTTTGCTCAGCAGGGTCCCATCGACGAAGTTTTGCTTATAACCACTAAGCAAGAATTAGTTCAAATTTATGGTCCTCCTACTACTGCAGCAGAAAAATACTTTCATTACACAATTAGCGAACTTTTAAATTCACCTGCTACAGTTTACGCTGGTAGATTACCTTACGGGGGAGGAAGCGGTGATGGATTTGGATCTAAGTATTCCGCTTTAGCTTATCCTGTTTCTGCAATTACTGTTGATTCCGACGGCAAGCCGGATCGCGCGGCAACCTTAACTAATACGGGTTCAGGTCTTTATATTTTCGACGCGCCTACACATTTACAGCTTACAGAAGCAGAATATTTAGGTATTCTAGATGGTTCGAGTTTGATCTGGGGTAATAGTGCTTCTAATACTGCTAGTTTTAATGCTGCATCTGAGCTTGGTAACGCAGGTTTGATTGTTCTTAATAAAACACAACTTGCTAATAACGAAGGATTAGAAGGTACATATGTAGGTTTACTTGATAATACTCAAAACCCTGGTACAGATTTCTTAGCTGTGTCAGGAGTTAAAGCTTTAGTAGCTGCATCATCTTCCACAAGTTCATTTACTGATGTTCCTAGTAATACTATAACATTCGACTTAACCTCTTCTAAAACAGATGGTTCTGGTCGAAGTATATCAAGAGTGATGGAAAATCTTACTGATTATGAGTTAGATGACCGGTCATTTGATGATTATTTGCAATTAGGAGTGTTTAAATTACGTAAGTCTATTTACGCAAATGAAGCTACTAAACTTGATTACGTATTAACAGATGTAGTGGCAGGTTCTATTAATGCTCATAGAACTGAGCTTAATCCTAATGGAGGAGCTAATAGATCAGTATTCTTAGAAAATGTTTCACAGAACTCACAGAATATTAAAGTCTTAGTTAATGATAACATATCACAGAGACTAGCAGGTTCTACAGGACTCAACACATATGGTAGTGTAAAATTAAAAGCAAAAACTGCTGGAGGGTTAAGAAACGGTACAGCAGCTAACACTGGATTATCTTCATATCCATTAGCTGACGATCCTCTACAAACTCTTATTGATCAAGGTAAAGACACGGCTAATTTATTCCCATTAGGACAGTTTACTAATAAGAAAGTGACGGAAAAACTTCTCGGTAATATTCCAACTAAGCTTGAAAGATCTTTAGATAATATTAAGAATGACGAAGTTTATAACATTGATATAGTAACTGAAGCTGGTTTAGGTACTATTTATGCAATTGCAAGTGCTTCGACTGTTACTAATAGAGGATATTATGACGACGAAGATTATAGCACTGCAACTGCAACTGCTGTTAATGGTTTAAGAGAGACTGGTGATTTATCAGTAGCATCTGCAATTACATTAAGAAATAATTATTCTACAATCTTTAATAAGTTTGAAAAGTTTGTAAAGCCTCCATATGAAGGTGGTGATAGAGGAGATTGTATCTTTATTGCTGACCCTATAAGACAAATCCTTATAAAAGGAGCTAATACTAAGACCTTATCTGATAAAACTTTAAATTTCCAAAAAGATATTTACTGGCCAATTAGACATCAGTTTGAAAATGAAAATACTTCTTACGCAACAGTTTATGGAAACTGGATGGCTGTTAATGATAGTTATGCTGGTAAGCAATGCTGGGTACCTTCTTCAGGATTTGCTGCAGCTGCAATGGCAAGAACAGATGCAGTAGCATTCCCATGGTTCGCCCCAGCAGGCTTTACTAGAGGGTTAGTTTCATTTGCTAATGATATTGCAGTTAATCCTAATCAAAAGCAGCGTGATGAACTTTACAAAGCTAACATTAACCCAATAGCTCAATTCCCTGGATCGGGTATAGTAATATTCGGTCAGAAGACTTTACAGAAGAAGCCAAGTGCATTCGATAGAATTAATGTTAGAAGGTTGTTCTTGTCGTTAGAAAGACCTACTAAGCAGTTAGCTCGTCAGTTTGTATTTGAGCAGAACTCAGAGTTTACTAGAACGAGATTAGTAAATGCTTTAACTCCTCTGTTTGAAAGAGCTAAGAACAATGAAGGATTATTTGATTACTTGATTGTTTGTGACGAAAGAAACAATACTCCAGCAGTTATCGATGCTAATGAGCTAGTGGTAGATATTTACCTTAAGCCAACGAGAACAGCAGAGTTTATCTTAGTTAACTTCTACGCTACTAGGACAGATGCTAATTTCCAAGAGTTAATTGGCGGTTAAACAATAAGAACAATTAAATATTATTATGGCAACAACAATTCAAAACTTCTTTACTAAAGCAGCAGAAAATCAATTTTCGAGAGATTTTCTATTTAGAGTTAGAAACATTACATTAGCAGGTGGAATTACATTTGTTGGTGATAATGATCTAGTTTATGCAAAGACAGCGCAGTTGCCGGGACGAAACATTGATAGTAAGGTAGTTAACTATTTTGGACAAGAGTTTCAAGTACCTGGTAGATCGACTTACCCTGAAGCAGGAGGATATACAATTAGTTTTTATCATGATGAAGATTGTCAGTTAAGAACTAAATTTGAAGCTGCTTCTAGAGTGGTTTTTAATAATGAAACTTCAATAGGTCAATATGGCATGCCTGGTGAAGAATCTGTTATTAATTTAGTTCAAGTTGACAAACAGCTTAATGATGTTAGAAATATCGAACTTGTAGGAGCTTCTCTTAGAAATGTTGGAGCTGTAAGTTATGATATTGCTGATGGTTCAGGTGATGTATTAAGCTTTGATGTAACCTTTGCATTCCACTTCTATAGAGACTTTGCCCTTTCTTAATTACACTCGCGATTAAATATTATTAATGGCGTTTGAGCAGCAAGATTTTCTCGATAGGTATAGCTATAGTGAAAGGTTCTTTCTCTCGCATCCCTTTCTTTGGAAGATAGAATTTCTTTACGAGGGTTCAGAGTTAATACCTAACATTAATAAAGCTATTACTAAAGCGTATAAACAAGACGCAGACAATTGGAAAGCTACTACAGAGCCAGATGCATTTACAGAAAATGGTAATATCTTAGTAGCAAGAACAGTTAACGTTCCTAATGAAAACTCGCAATTTGATATTGCCGGTCAACAAAATATGGGTGGCTTCTTACCCGGGTATGCTTTAAACAAAAGAGTAGACTTTTTATCTAAAAATTTAGCTATTAACTTTTTTGATACTATCGATGATATTGAGCACTTCTTCTTTAGACCTTGGATGATAGCTTTAGGTATAGATGGTTTACTAGAAAGGAATCTCTTATGTCCTAAAGTTATCTTAAGACAGTATGATAATAGAATGCGTTTACGTAAAGGGTATGAGTTTAGAGAAGTGTTTCCTACAAATGTAGAAGGTTATCAATTATCGTATAATGATGAAGAGTTTCAGGAAAAGTCAGTTACATTTGCTTTTAGAGATTATAAGCCTTTACGAACTACTGGGCAGGCTTTACCTTTTGCATTTTAGTAATAATTATTAATATGCAATGTGTATTTAAACTTCCTAACGGTAAGGAAGTAGTTACAAAAGAGTTCTTATTTAAAGACTCTAGACAGTTCTTTTTTGAATCTTCACTTGAGCATAATTTAAATAAATTAGAAGATTTTATTGTAACGAAAAATTTAAATGCATTAGAAAAATTTATTACTCTTCTTTATCTTAGAAAGAGATGTTTAAAACAATCTTTTAATATTAACATAAACGGTTTAGATAAAGATGTAGGTATAGATTTAGTAATAAAAAATTTTGATGAAATAATTGATATAAGACAAGAGAGAGAAGTTGGTAACTTAAAATTAGTTTTAGACTATCCTTCTAAATTTTTAATTAATACAGATAACATCTTTAGTGTAATAAAAGAAATTAAAATAGACAACGATGCTATAGATTTAAATAATGTATCAGATCAAGAATTAATCGACATAACTAATAACTTACCTACTGATGTACTTACTGTCATAAATGAGTTTATAAATGATAACAAACATGTTCTTGAATATACTTTAATACCTAATAATGATGATTATGAAATTAGTTTTTTAAATGCTTCGCCTTTTTATTTTTTACAGAACTTATTCAATTGTATAGATGAGTATACTTATAGAGAGTATATATTTGTTTTAAGTAAAAGAATAAAAGATGTATCATTTCTTCTTAACAGTACGTTCAAAGATATATTAGATTATATGGATCTATATATGCGGGAAAATGAAGAGCAAAACGATAAAGTTGCAAAATTAGATAACTAGTTAAATAATATCATGAGTACTTCAACTAAGGATTTTATTAATAAACTTTCTGAGCTTAAAAAAGAGTTTAAAGTTTTTATACCTTCAATTAAAAAAGAAGTAACAGCTAAGCAAATCACCTTAAAACAACAAAAAGATATCATATCTACTGCAGTCAACGGAGTTCTTGGTGCATTACAATTTACTAAAGCAGTAAATGAATTAATTATTGAAAATGTAGATAGCGATACTTTATTTACTTTTGATAGGATACCAGCATTACTAGCTTTAAGAGTAGAATCTTTAGGTGATAAAATAAAAATAGACGACGGGGACGTAGTTTCTTTAAAAGATTCATTACTAAAAGCGAAAGAAGTACCGCCTTTCAAACTAACAAAAAAAGTTAAAATAGGTTCTATTAATGTTGAATTAAGAATACCAACTCTACAAGAAGAAAACATTATCTTAAAGAAGTGCATTCAAGAAATAGATAATTTAAAAAGTGAAAATCTTTCAGAGGCAATGGGGTTAATTTATATATTTGAATTAATTAAAACTATCAAGTCCGTTCAAGTTGAGGAAGAATTAATCAACTTTAATGAATTAAAAGTTGTTGATAGAGTTAAAATAGTAGAGCAGCTGCCCTTAGAACTATATGATGATATCACTTCTTTTTTAACTAAAGTAGCTAAGTTCGAAGAAGGTATATTAACTGTTAATGAATCTATTATACCTATAGATGCTTCATTGCTTGATGCCACTACTAGTGCATAAATATATATGTGGCTAATCCCTTTAACATATTAGGAAAAGTAGTATCTGGTGAAACCATAGGAGGTGCTGCTGATAAAAAGATTTTAAAAAAGGTTAATCCCGTCTTAACTTCGGCGGAGAGAAGGCGTATTACAAATGAATCAACTATTGCTGCTGAAGCTTTCTTTAATGTTCAGAAAAAAAATGAAAAGGATGCATTCGGTGAAACGGATCGAGCTTCTACTCCAGCTGGAATGGCTAAAGAATCAGTTCAAAAAACTAAAGAAGAAAAACCTCCTAAACTTAAATTTCCTTTACTATTAGCTCTAGGAGCAGGTATTACAGCATTTGCTGCTTGGATTGCTGACTTTATAGGGCCGGTTGCAGAGTTTGTAGCTAAAACTTTACCTAAGCTTTTAAAGCCTATGGGTAAGTTAGCTAGCGGCTTTTTTAAAGCTATGAAAGGCGGTAAGCTAGGTAAAATATTAGCTGGCTTAGCGAAAGGTATAGGAGGTAGATTACTAAAATTTGGTAGGTTTATTCCTGTTATAGGTTCTTTATTCAGTTTCGGTTTTGGTATATCAAGATGGAAAAAAGGTGATTATATTCCAGCTCTTTTTGAATTTGCTTCTGGTATTTTAAATTTACTTCCATTTGGAGTCACTAATATAGCTTCTATGATAATTGATGGGGCGTTATTAATTTACGATTTAAATCAAGCTAAGAAAGAAAGAGAAGGAATTGATCCTACTGGTGGTCAATTTGATATGTGGGGTAAGATAAAAGAGTTTGCTATGAAGTTACCTGGTATACAGAATATTATTTCATTGGGTAAAGGTATAGGAGCAGTATTTAGAGGTGAATGGGCTGAAGCTGGAGAACATTTTAATGAAGCGTTACCTTTTGTTGGAAGTGTAATATCGTGGTTAGCTGGCGCAGGAGAAAGTATTGCAAAAGGTACAGGATTTGTATTAGGTAAAGCAGGTGACTTCTTTGCTTCTATTAAAGATAAATTTGTAGGTATATTTACAGGTATAGTAGATAACGTAATGGGAGGCTTAAAAAGCTTTGGTAAGAAATTTAGCACTGTAGGTTCGGGTGTTAAAGCTGCATTTAAAGCATTAGTACCTGGAGGTGAATCTCCTATTGAAGCCTTTAAAAGAGTTGTATACGCAGATGACTTTGCAAGATTTAATGATGGTACATTAGTAAACTTTAATAGTAGAGATGATGTAGTAGGAATGAAAGAAGGTGGTACATTATCTAAATTAATTAAAGGCGCTGCTACAGAAAGTATTGCTATAAAAGATGTTTTTGACAAAGCTGTAGCTGCTGAGGTAAAAAGATCTAATCAGCTTTTAGCTCAGTTAGTTCAACTTACAGCACAAATAGCTAAAAATGGAAGCAATAATACTACACCGGTAGTTGTACAAAACCCTCTTAACAATGATATGCCAGGCTCAATGGAAGGCCCATCATATAATGATTCTAAAACAAACTTCCTCAACTCTGCATATACTATGCAGCCAACCTAATTTAGTGGATAAATATTAATATGGCGAGATATGATGACATTCGTAATGGAAAGAATCCAGGCGTATATGATATCGTAAAGGAGTACGATTGGACTTCTGTACCAAGAACTTCTGACTTACGTAACGAAGCGCCATCTGCTTTCATAACAGCTTACGAATTACAGTATTCGCAATTACGCTCGTTTATAGACGGGTATATGAATATTTTATCTCCACAAAACAATGCAGGTTCGTATACTAATAGTAAGAATCCTGGTTTAGATTTTTACAAAGGATTATATACTGTTAAGAATAATGCTATAGCTAGATTAAATTTTCCATTTTTTGAAGATAGTTTTAGATCATTTAGTACCGAATTCGCTGATACATTTTCACCTATTAGTCAAAGAGGTGCACAGATGTTTGGAGGTAAAGAAATACAAGGTTTAGGTGCTGCTGGTGAGAGTTTAGTAGGTGGAGGAGTTGCAGCTGTAAATGCTCTCGCTTCATTTGGTGATACAGGTAATAGTGGCGACCAATCATTAGCTGATAAAGTAGCTAAGACAGTTTCAGGAGCAGCTACTGGTGTAACTAAGGCATTAGGATTAAACCCCGGTAGACAAACTATTGGTACGCCTGGCTCATATATTGAAACTCCTAAATTTTATCAATATAGTAATACTGATAATGGATTACAGATAGGATTTACTCTTTCCAATACTTTGGAAGATGATTCAATAGATAAGAACTTTAAATTTATATGCGATTTTACTAAAATGAACAGGCCTTATAGATATGGTCCTATTGGAATGGATTTTCCTGCTATCTATAATTTAGTAGTACCTGGTTTAAGATACATACAATGGGCTTATTTAGAGAATTTTGAAGTAAGCTTATTAGGAAACAGAAGAAGAATAGGTACAAGAGTTATACCTGAAGCATATGTTTGTAATTTTACTTTTAGATCGTTAACAGTAGAACCAGCTAACTTTGTTGAAGAGATATGTGACAATAGAGATGCTTTTGGTGATTTTGATAGATACTCTGCTAATCAAGCTAAAGAAGAAGAAGGATTTCAAAAAGGTAAGTATCAAAGAGAGAGAACTTTAAACAAGAGATCAGATTTAGCTCGAGCTATTAGGACAGGAGATCAACTTCCTAATCAAAATCAACCCAGACCTACACCTCCAGCTGAACGGAGTAGGCAAACCGGACTCGGAAGAATAGTTCCTGGTGCTAACCAACCGGCAACACCTGAAAATTTAGCTGATGCGGGATTAGGTAGTTCTAGTTCTAAGTTCACACCTAAGACGATAATCACCCCTGATGGACAAGTAGCTACTTTGTATATGGAAGATACTCGATCAGGGGTTAGTCCTCAAGAAGCAAGGGAAAGGGAAAGCGCAGCTACTGACTACAGTCAATTAGGAGGATTTAGAGAAGAAGTACCAAGTATATCACTATTACCTCAACCTCAGGACGAACAAGAGCAACAACGAAATTTAAGTGAAGGAGCTAGAAATTATAGAAGGGAATAATTTATGAGTTTAACAGGAAAAACAGGACAATATCAAGATCAGGTAAACGCTTTACCAAGTTTACCTTTGAATCGCTATGAGCGTATATTTAAGTTGTTTACACAACCTGTAAATGGTAAAGAGTTTTACTTTTACAATATACTAAACAAGATGGAATTTCCAGATAACATTGATAGTTCATTATTAGATACACATAATGTTGTTAGTAAACAAGCTCTAACTACTACATCGTATGACATATACGGTGATATTCATAGTTGGTGGATTATATATTTGTTGAATAAAGAAACTATTGGTAACAGTTTTTTTGCTGAAGGCGGTCAACAGCTTACTTTTATTAAACCAAGTAAGAGAGGTTTAATATACCAGCAGATAACTGAAGCCACACTTAGATAATGGCTACTGCTCCTAAACCTATTGATGATGAATCATTTAAATTTAAATTAAATGGTGCAGAGTTTTATTGCTTCTTTTTACTTTCAGGTAATCCGGATCCACCGATTAGATTTACTGGGCAGGATGCTAATGAAGGTATACTTTTAACTAAATCATCTATTGTAAGTTTAGATATTCATGAAAACTTTTTTGCTCCTGAAGTAGTAGGTTCAATAACTATTAATAATCCTTACAATTATATTGAAGACGAATTAATAAGTAGTGGAACAGGTGAAGATTATCTTCATGTGAGATTTGTAGATTATGAAACATTTCAAAAAGGTAATCCTAATGTAGTTGGAAGCACTGAACCACAAGCAGCATTATACCAAGAAAAAGGATTATTTTATTCTTTTGTTTTACAAGATGAAAGCAATAGTATTTCAAAAACAGATAGATCTAATAACTTTAAAACATATGCATTAATAGATAAAAACTTTCATATATTAAATAGACAATCAGAACCTAATATGAGATTGCCTTCAACTAACGAAACTGAACAACCTATTGGTGATATAATAAAAAGAGATATATTTAAAAAGGTTTTTGAAGGAGATGGATTAATAGATGAAGAGCAATTTACTCCTGGTAGCCATTATATTAACGGCAATAATGGTGATTTTCCTAATCATATTGAGCATATCACACCGGGACAGCACTGGAGATACTCTGATGCATTAAAATATCTTTTACGTTTTAATTACGTAGTATCAGAAGGTCAAAAGTTACCAGTTCAACCTTTTTTACAATATAATAGAGATACGGGTAAGTATACGTATATACCTCTAGATGCTTATTTTAAAGATAATGAAAAATTAACAATTGAGGCAATGGGTATAGGAGATCTACAAGGTAATCTCGATAAACTAGGCGAAAATAAGAGTAACCCGGTAAGTAAAGTTACAAATCCTAATACAGGTGAACAGGGTGTTTTCTTTAATAGGTATCAAGGTATGCTTCATAATACTAATTTAACTAGTCCCTTTACAACATATACAAATGAATTTTTTAGTGATTATATAGTTAAGAGTACTGATCCTATGTTGGGAGCAGAAAAAAGAAAGATTATAGAAATAGATAAAGTAAAAGAAGAGTGGAGAACAATATTTGTGGATAAATTTGGTTGCGTAGGAGGATCACCTGAGCCATATATTCCTTTCTATCAAGGAGCTAATAGACCAGTAAAACCTTTTTCGTTACCAAGATTCGAATTTGAAGATAATAAAAACTTAGTTACTGCTCAAATGGTTTCTAATTTAACATTTTACAATCTACAACTTACTTTAGATATACCTGGTGATACTTTTAGAAGACCAGGTCGTTTTATAGATGTATTTAAAGCAGGTCAAGAAGTAGCAGTTTCAGATAGTAAATTGTTAGGCAAATGGTTTATTACAAGCGTACATCATAGATTCTTTAAAGATAAATATCAAAATGTAATTGTTTGTGTCAAGCCTTATGTAGGCCCAGAAAATGTAGGTGATGATGCTAGATTAGATCCAGGTGTCATACAACGACAATTACAGCAACAAAATCCTCAATATAACCCAACAGTCCTTACATAGATATGAGTACCGGTAACAGATCAGCGTGTATAGATCAATTAGTTAATGAACTAGTAGATGATGTTAATGGTTTCTTTAACGTTAAAGCTCAAGTTCTAAGATCTCTCTTTGTAAATAGAAAACAATTCGAAAATTTAATTGAGAGAGATTGTGATGGTAAGTTAAATGGTCAATTCATGCATAATTATTCTGAGTCTGATTTAGATTTCATGGAAAACTATCTCAAGATTTTTGAATTAGGCTTAGATCAATTAGAAGAATTTATAGGCATGCTGCAATCTGCTGAAGGTCTCTTAAACCTTGATGAATGCTCTATTCTATATTATTTGCGTCAACTTTTGAATGGTCCTTTTGCATGTGCTGCATATGATATATCTAAACTGTTATCTGGTGAGAGTATAAATTTACTGGCTTCAGTAAACGATGGAATAGGTACATTAGGTAATGCAGTGAGAGGTAATATATCTACTACAGTTTATGGCTTAGAACCATTTAATGCAGCTTTAGATCTTTACAATAAACTACCCCCATACATGCAAGATAATATACAAAAAGGTACTAGAGCAGCTACCAATGTCTTTAATTATAATTTTGAATGTAGTTGTTATAATGATAATACCCTACCTTTTATAGATAAGTTTCCAAAATTAAGAGTTAATAATGAATTTTCACAAGGCTTTACTAACTTCGCCGCAGGCAATCTTAATCTCAAAGATATACCATTCTTTAATAATTTAAGAGATATATCAAACAATATTTTTGAGTCTATTAAATCAGCTTTAGGACCAGCAGCAAATAAATTATTTGAATTTAGAAAGTTTGTAAATACATTCTACATAAAAGGTAGTGAAGCTTTTTCTATTTTAAACGGAGTTAACAGATTACTTATATCCTTAGATAGAACAGAATACACGGTTAAGAATAGAATTATTCAACAAAAATGTGAAAGTGCATTAACTTCTATACTCGGAACACCTATTAGTACTGATGATACTTATACTATACAAATTTGCATAGGTGATGGAATATATGATATATGTACTATAGGTGGTCAATTTCCAGATGATGGCGCTAGTACTACATCTAGGCTTCCAGAGCTTCCTGAGCTTCCAGATATACCTGAGGACGAGTTAGCAGCTGCTCCAGTATCTATAGTTAAGAAAGAGCTTTGTGAAGATGAAGGTGAATGTAAAGATCTTAACTTTTAAACATCAATAACATCTTCATCTTCTTTATCAATTAATGCTTTCATAATATCGTCTCTCGACAAAAGCATTTTAGTTTGATTGTCTGCTATGTTAAGACGTTCTTTGCTCTCTACATCTAAACGCTTAACTGCTACTTGCGTTTCGTTTCTTTCTTTAGCAGTATGAAGACGATTAAGAGTCTCTATAGCTGAAGAAGAAGCTTTAATTAATTCTGCTAAAGCTGCTACATCTCTATTTTCAGGTGCAGACGAAATGTAATCATTTACATTATCTACTATACTAAGAGATTTTTTAATGAGCTTACCTGAATTTTGAATGAGAAAATCCTCTAAGTCTTCTTTATTAAGAACACTTTCTTCTACAGGCGCTTTAGCTACTTTATTATTATGCTTTAGTTGCGCAATAATATCGTTTACAGCTTCATCTAGTTCTTCGGCCATTTATATATATTTAATCTACTCTTGAATATTTTGCAAAGTATCTTATCATAGATGTATGGTAGTAAGGTTTAAAAAGACTAATGATAAAGCTGTAATTCCTTCTAAGAATCATGAAGCAGATACAGGATTAGATGTTACTTCAGTTGAAGATAAAGTTATTCCCGCACGGGGCTCTGCTGTAGTGGACGTTGGGTTAAAATTTGCTTATATTGATCTTGGTTTTTGGGTAAAAGTTGAAGGCCGTTCTGGTCTTGGATTTAAGCATGGTATTATCCCGCATCCTGGTATCATTGATCAAGGTTACCGTGGAGATGCTGGAATTAAATTATATAATAATACCGATACTGATTACGAAGTTAAAGCTGGAGATAGAATTGCTCAGTTTGTAGTTTATAGAAACTATACTGTAGAAGTTTCTGAAGGAGAAATTATAGAATCTAAACGAGGTGAAAAAGGCTTTGGTTCTTCTGGTAAATAATTATGATTGATTTTGATAAAATTTGGGTTGAGAAATATCGTCCTGCTAAGCTCGATGATATTATTTTAGATAAACGTACTCTTAAAATAGTTAAAGAGTTTAAAAATGAAATACCTAATCTTCTCTTTGTTGGTAACCCTGGTACTGGTAAGACCACCCTTGCTAGAGTTATTGTTAACGATATACTCGGATGTAATTATCTTTATATTAATGCTTCTGATGAGTCTGGTATTGATACCATCAGACATAATATCACTAACTTCGCTCAAACTAAATCTTTCGATGGAGGTGTTAAAGTAGTAATCTTAGACGAAGCTGATGGGCTTACTCCTCAAGCGCAAGCTGCATTGCGTAATACTATGGAGACATTCGCTAAGTATTGTAGGTTTATTCTTACAGCTAACTATAAGCATAAAATTATTCCTGCCTTGCAATCAAGGTGTCAGGCTTTAGATATTAAGCCGGTAGTAGAACTCGCTGTAAAGCGTTGTTATTATATTCTAAAAAATGAAAATGTTAAAGTATCAGATGAACAAAAGATCAAATTCATCCAACTCGTTAAGCGTCACTTCCCCGATTTACGGAAAGCGATCAATGAGCTTCAAAAGAACGTTATTGATTCAGAGCTGTGTATTGCTAGCATTACTAGCGATAACGAGCTTCTCGAAACCGTCTATAAAAAAATAGTAAGTCAAAAGAGCTTAGAAGCTAGAAAATACTTAATTGAGAACGAAGATAGATTTCAAGGTGACTATGATACTTTGCTGGCAAACTTCTTAAACTATATCTATAATACTAATTTACAAGACGCACAAAAGAAAGCGTTTATAGCTAATATAGCTGATCATTTGTATAAGAGCGCGTTTGTAGTAGATAAAGAGATTAATGCTTTTGCGTGTCTAGTTAATCTCGAGAAGTGTGTATAATAGCTTAAGCTACTTTACCTCCCATTTTACCAGCAGCATCTCTAAATTGACCGCTTTTGGTAACTTGCTTTAGACGAGATGAGATAACATTCTGTATATCTTCAATAAGGCCAGCATCATCATCCACTTCCATTCCTAATTTTGCCAGATCATTCGCAATAGTTTTAGCAGAATTAGCTATATAACTTTTAAATTTAGCTTCCTGACCAGCTCTAGCTCCTCTAGCTTTATCTCTTGTAGCGTCTTTTTGTAAAGCTGCTCCTTTTTGAGCTAACCCTCCTTCTGATGCATCAACACCTAAAGCTTTACCACCTACTTCAGCAGCTCCTGCTAACGCTTTTCCCGCTACATCTTTTGCTGCTCCTTTAACTTTTTGACCTAACCCCTTTACTGCGCCTCCAGTTTGGCTAGCTCTAGCCTTAATTCTGTCAAAGAATCCTTCGTTAACTTTATTATAAGCTTCAGCTATTAAATCTTGATCGTGTTTAGTCATCTTATTATTATTTAATAAGCACTAGGGCCTTTTGTTAAATCTCCAAGATATTGTTGCGTGTATGAAGTAGCAGCCGGCGAAGGAGTGACTGCATCAGATGGAATATCAACATTGCTATCGGGTAGCGCTCTATCAGGGCTAGCATCTCTAGCTTGTGGTGCTTTAGCTGTTTCAGCTTCTTCAGGCTTAATATTAACATTACTAGGTCTCTTCATCACATCAGGAATTGGAGGAAGATTAGGATAAAATTCTTCTGCTTGACCTAAGTTACTTGGAATAGATACGTGATGTGAATATCTTCCTCCACCATCATCGAGAGCTAAGTCTAATACAACGTCTAATGTAGTTGTATCTGAATTAGCAGGGTACCTCGCTGAAGTATTATCTTTAATACCTACAACTCTTACATGAAGACCTGAGTCAATCATATGTTGTAAAAGCTCTTGTGTATTAGTTCCTAGAGCTTTAAATTCGTCAGTGCTTTTAAAATTATCATTAAACTTAAAAACATCACCCACGAGAAAGCCTCCTCGCTCATACCTTCTCATATACGATTCATGTAAACTTACAAACTTTTTATCGGCCATAATATTATTTATGCCAGCTTGCAAAGAATCATACAGTTTTAGCTATCTTTAAGAAATAAACGTAAGGTATGATAAGCTTGAAAGATTTCAATATCTTCGTCATCTGCTGGTCCTAAACTTTCTTCAAGTTGAAACGAGTGAGAAGTATTAACATCTTTTTTAATATTCCAGCGCCAATTACCATCATGATGAGGATTTGCAGTAACTTCACCTTCATTAGGATGAGGAAGCTTTAGCTTTTTATGAACCTCTACTTCAATGGTATTAAGAACGTCTTTTAACGAAACATCAACCTTAACATCAGCTTTACCAATTAACTCCATACTCACTTATTATATTATAGTTCCTTTATCCTGATATGCTACATTAAATATAATAAATGGCTCTAATAAAATTAACAGATACTGAAGTTAGTAATTTAGATGGTAATTCACTAAAACAAGGGTATCTTTATAAAGATTTATTTTTAGATTTAGATACTTCGGTTTACTATAATAAACAATTTAATAAATCTACTATCCTCAAAGACGCGCAGGGATTGTATGATGAAAATGCAGTTCTTAACAGTATTACTAATATATTTCTTACTGCACCTGGAGAAAAAATACTGAGCCCTGAATTTGGGTTAGATTTAAGAAGGTATTTGTTTGAGCCTATAAGTGACTTTAGTGCATTTTCTATAAAAGATGACATAAAAAATAGGCTACCTTTAATGGAGCCTAGAGTTGAAATAGAAGGTGTCAGTGTAATTCCTGACGCAGATAATAACGAATACAAAATCAATTTGCAAATAAACATCCCTTCTTTAAATGTATATGGGATCTCAATAAGATCGGTATTAAATAACAATGGATATATTATATTTTAATTATGGCTACTCCAAACGATAAAGATAATGAATTTTTAGAATTCAACTTACCTCAAAATGCTTATGTAGCTTTTGACGCAGTAAGTTTAAAGGATTATATAATTAACAGACTTAATACTAATGAAAAATTTACTGACCAAAATTATGATGGTAGTAATTTAGCAGCAGTGATTGATATTATTGCGTATTCATATCATGTATTACTTTTTTACTTAAATAATACTGCTTCAGAAGTAAATTTTGATCAAGCTTCTATCTATGAGAATATGAATAAGATAGTTAAGCTTATAGGTTACAAGCCAGCTGGAAAGCAAACTTCTATTGTACCTATAAACGCTGTAGGTACAGCTGACATGGCTGTAGCAAATTACACTATAAGAAAAAATTCTTACTTCTTAGCTGATGGATTTCAATACAACTTTATTGATGATTATTCTTTTAACAAAACAACTACAGGAAGCGAAGTTATAAAATCTTTAAATGATTCAGTAATTTTATATCAAGGTTCAATTAAAGAATATCCTGATTATTCTGCTCAAGGTGAAGAGTTTGAATTAGTGCCTATAGTAGTAAAAAATGTAGTTGATAATAACGCTGAAAAATTTATAGCTGATAATACTATTGATGTTTATGTAAAAGAAAAAGATAATAATACGTATTATCTCTATAAGGAGGTAGATAGTTTATACCTTTCTGATTCAACTGATAGAGTTTACGAAAGGCGTTTAAATGAAAATGGATTTTATGAAATCAAATTTGGAAGTGGTGTTTTTGGAAAAAGATTAAGGGTAGGAGATATAGTTTCAATAAATTATATACAATCTGATAATACTGAAGGTGTCATTAGTAAAAATGTAATCAATGGTAATAAACTGTTTGTTTATGACTCGTTAAGACAAAGACAAATTTTTAATGATACCTTTGCAAATAAAAATGAAACTACGTTTATAGATGGTTCAAATTCTACTCTATTAACTGTAAACAACCCTCAAAATTCAACTTCGCTTTCAGATGAAGAAACAGTAGATGAAATAAGAAAAAATGCTCCCAAAGCTTTTTCCTCTCAGCTACGTTTAGTTAATGAATCTGATTACGAAGCTTTCTTAGGAAAGAATTTAGCTAATGTGCTTAATAGTGTATCAGTGGTAAATAATGATTCATACATTAATGAATACATTCAATATTTCTATGACATATGTGTTGATCCTAATAAAGTAAATAGAGTACTAATTAATCAAATAAATTTTGCAGACGCTTGCGATTTTAACAATATTAACATTTTCGTTGCTCCTAAATTTACAGTGGCTCAGGATAAATTTTTCCCTCCTTATCTATCAGATTCATTTAAGAATTTAATTGTAGAAACCTGTAAAGATAGAAAAATGGTTTCTAATACAGTAGTACCAAGAGACCCTATTTACATGGCTTATGGTCTAGGGTTTACTAATTCATCTGATTTAGAATTAAATTTACTTAACGAGACTAGTTTATATATAGTTAGAGAGATTAATAATAAAATAAATAAAAACACTTTAAGCAGCAGAGCAGCTAATTTAATTAAATCCTTCTTTGATCCATCAAATAATAATTTAGGTCAAAAACTTAATTTAAATGAATTAAGTAATAATATTCTTTCATTAGAAGGAGTAAAAAGAATCTATACTAAAAATGAATCTACTGGTGCTAGTATCGATACTGTTTCGTTTTTATCTTTTAATCCGTTATATGAAACTAGTGACATATCTTTAGTTAATCAAGACATTACCTTACCTTATTTTAAGTTTCCATACTTATATTCCCCTCTTTCATTAACTAATCGTATTAAAGTAGTAGATGAGTAATATTAAAACAGACTATGCACTTTTTGACGTCGTAGATTATAAAGGAGAAAATAAACTCTCTTCATATAATCTAGATATTACTCCTCTCACCTTCAAAGCTAGAATACCTCTAGATGAAAGCAGGGAAATTCCACTTAACAATCAAAAAATAACATTCGATTTTGGTGACGGTACTTTTGGAAGCAATCTAAGTAGTTCACATGTTTATGAGTATCCTGGTGAATATACTGTACGGATGATTATACGTGACTGTAAAAATAACTCAGTATTAGCTTCTTATAGTGATTCAGTACATATTAAAGATTATATAACCAATACCTTTTCTTTAAGTATGCCCCCTGGTCATATAGCTGCAGGAAAACCGGTTTTAGTTTTATCAGCAGGCGAAATAACTGGTCCTATTACTGTTACATCTCAAACACCTTTTTATCAAGACTTTCAAGAAATTTATTACAGTGTTTCAGGCAGTGATTTTGAAAATTATTTCAACCTCTCACCATATAAATTTAACACCTTAAAGAAATATTTTTCCATTTACGAAAGAAAATATCTACCAACCCTTTCTACTTACGAATATGTAGAAATTGAAAACTTATCTTTATCTTCAAAAGATATATATGCTCAGCTTAATTCTGATGGAACGTTAAGTTATGGAATTAGCTCTAGTTTATCTAGTGTATATGTAGGTAGCTCTGGAAGTAAGGAAATATACTTAAAAGCAGAAGATCAAGACACACCTTTAAATATTTCATTTTTTAAAGATAGAGAAAATATATTTTCTAACAGTTTAAAGGGGTATAAGAATAACAACTACACTAATAACTTTGATATCACATTGTCATCGTTTATCAGCCCTACTTCTGGTCAAACACTAAGTGCATTTAAGTTTACTTCAAATGGTATTACTGGTGAAGGTATTGAAGCGGAGCCATTTTCAATAAGCAAAACTCAATTCAAAGATTTAGGCATTCCGTTTGTTATTACTCCTGTTAATACTGATAACTTTACTATGAAAGCGCTTTCAGCTGGAAGCCCTACCTTTGTATTATTATCCGGAGCAACGAGCCATGTTTACGACGAAGATAATATAGTTCAATCTTCTTACTACGAAATATCTAGCTTATCAAATACTCTATCTACTTTAGATACAAATTTTTGGTATAGAGGTGTACTAACATTTAATGATAATCTTTCTTCTACATCAACTAGACTAACTTTAAGTGCGAAAAATGAATACTCATTTAATACTAGTAGCTCGTTACTTTCTACAGTTAGTGGTACAGTAACCTTTTCAGCTTATCCTAAAGATTTTTATAATTTTTATAAACATAACGAGAGATTTGATTTTGAACAAAATATTAAAGATATGAGATTTCAAGAAATCTTATTAGATAAGAATATTTTCTTTAATGATTTTATAGGTACAATTTTTGGAGATGTTAGTAGTAGATATGATGTTTTAGGTAAAAAACTTTATGAGAAGGTATTTAACTTTGTCTCAAATAACGCTGATATTGATGTCTGTGATATTAACTCTCTCATTAGCTTAGCAGCTTTAACTAACGATAATGGAATAGTTTTTGATAGAGCATTAGCTCAAGAGCCTGAGCAAGTAAAACGATTTATTGATACTTTAAGTTTAAGTTATAATAAGTTTAGAGGCAGTAAAAATAAATTTGATGAAAATTTTGATCCTAAAGGAACTACAACTAAAACTATTTACGGTAAAAATCTAGGAGATGAAATAAATTCTCTTACTTATGAAGTTACTGCGGGTAATGATTTAGTAGCTTATGAAAAGTTTAGTAATTCGTATATACGGTTGAATACCTTTCAACCTATTAGCGCTTTAAGCGGGATAAATACCGGGACACCTACGGGGGCAAAAAATTCTAATACGTATATGTTAAGTGATTACAGTACTCAGTCTCTAAATGCGTCGTTAAGTGGTGGAAGTTCTTGGGGCTGGCCATTAATTTTACCGAACACATTTGATATAAGTACAGTAAATAATTTTTACGAATTTTACACTTTATCTGCAGTTACTGATGATACCATTTTAACAGGTCTTATAGATTATGATAATGGTTTAACTACAGTAAGTTTTAATGAACCGCTAAGTAATTTAGAAGGAGAAGACAATATTTTCGATATTAATATACGAAATTCCTTATTTAGTAGTCTATCCTTGTTTTAAAGATAAATATGTTTAATGGATAACATTACTACAGGGTTTCCAAATGTAAACCAGTCTATAACTAATCCTAATGTTAATAGTGACGAGGCATTAGATAAATTTGCTCCATACTCGTTTTTAAAATTTATTGAAATAGTAAGTGAGAGTTATAAGCCTGAAACTTTAACTGCGTTTTATAATAATTATGTAAATAAATGGAATACTAGAAATGTAGCTTTAAGCAAAAATAATTCAACCTCTATTATTGATAGATATAGAGACTTTCTAAAAGATGTAACTTTAAACTTTTCTTCTAACGCTGAAAGAAAATTTTTAACGCAGCTAGATTTTAGTGATAGCTATGATATGCAAATAGCTATGTCCTTTTTTAGTAGAAAAATAAGAGACATAATATCTTATTATAAAAAGAAAAGAAATACTTTACATTATTCTCTAACTAAAAGTAAAGTTAAGGGTAGTAGTGTTGGAGTCGAGCAAGCTTCAAAAGATATTATTTTAGAATTTTTAGAGAACAGAGAAACGGGTAATATTGATTATAATATAGAAGAAATAAAGAAAAATCTCTCTGTATCTATTGTTGAATATTATGATAACTTTGGTCAATATTTTAACAAGACTCCAGATATAAATGAATACGGGGCTAATTTCAAAGAATACGAGCCTGGGGTATTACCCGAGAATACTAATTTATTTACTTCTTTAGAATCAGATTTAGTTAATGAAATATTTTCTTCTGTTAGTGATGAATTAAAGGATATAAAAGAAGTAGATAACGTTTTTAGTTCAAAAAAAAGACAAACAGAAAAGTTCATAGGGTCAGATTTTTATTACCTTTCAACTGACAATAATGGTAACCCTGATATAGGGCTATTATTTAAATCTGATAAACCTTATGCTAATTTTTTAAATCAAAATTTTCCTTCTACTGCATCAATATTTTCTGATCAAATAATTAGTGAAAGAGATTTAGGATTTTTTAGGCCTCATAATTCTGCTATAGTAACTATACAAGGAAAGAGAATAGACTTTTATGAAAAGGAAAATTATAAACCTAATCAATTTTATATATTCCCTGATCCTAATCTATATACTAATGACCAATCTATTTTAACCTTTATAGTTGATACTTCTAGGTCAATCAACAATGCTAGTAAAGGTATTTCTAAAAATCAACCTAACCCCGATAAAGAAAGTACTACATTTTTAGGTTACTCTTCTGAAATAACCGGTGAAAGAAATTTGAATACCGATTTATCCCATCTATATGATCAAGGATATATTGATGATAGTAAAAAAGATATATTTGGTAATATTTTTGGGTTAGTAAAAGATAATGATTACTATAGAAATAATTTAATTTCAGAAACACCAAAGACTATAAAAAATCTAGTTATAAATGGATATACATTTTTCGATGATTTATACAACGAAGGTTATAATTTTGATTATACGTTAGAAGATGATTCTACGTTTACAGAAACTATTAGATCCGGTTTAACTAGCTTTACAAACGGATTTAATGCACCAGGAGATCAAACTCCAGATTTACCTTTATCATCATTTTATATCTTTAGTAGATTTTTTAATCCTTACGAAGAACTAATAGAGCCTTCTGATTATTTAACGGTAGATTATACTAGACCAGAGTCAATTACATATGACGCAGATGTAAAAGAAGGAGCTTATTTTAGATTTTCAGATTCTGAAACTTTAGCTGACCCTATAAGTTCCGGATTAAGCGCTTTTAGTGATAGTTCTGATCAATTTTACTTTTCAGAGTTAGTTGAAGCAGGAATAGGTTACTATGATGGAGGACTAACTGTAATAAGAGCATTGAGTGATGGTACTGGACCAGGTACAGAATTTAAACCAGGTATAGCGCTCTATGCAGGGCTTTCAGGGGACTTTTCTTACAATGTCAGGCTTTCCGGAGGTAATGGTGTAAAGAACTACGATGGGTCAAGATTTACAGATAATATAATCTTTAACTATAATCAAGCTGAAGAAGGATTCTTATATAATAACACTGTAGATGCTAATAACGCTACATCTTTCTCTACAGTTGATTCTACTAATGAATCAACATTTGATAGACAAAGTCATATAGGAAAAATTTATGTAAAAAATATTAATAAAGCATCAGATGATTCAGCAGTAAAAGAGTTAACTGAAACACTAACTTACCTATCTGGCAAATATAATACTACTATATGTAATGAATTATCAAATAAGGTAGTTAATTTTGATATACTATATGACACCCTCTTTATTGAAACAAGTTCATTTTTAGTAACTGAGAAAACTTCTTATCAAAATAATAGATTCGTTTCACCTAATACTTTTACTAGTTCTCTTAACATTAACACTAATTTCTTTGATAAAGTAAGTAACCGATTAAGAGTTGGTAGTAATGTATATTATTGTAAAATACAAAAAGATCAATTAACATTTAAAAATATAAGGCTTTATCCTGTCATCTACAAATATAGCTTTACTGATGATAAAACTGAACAAATATTTCCAACTACCGGTAATAACGCTGAAGGTTGTAATTTCAATCTTTCATCTTTCGACTCAGTATATATAGAGAGCGGAAAGCCATTTTTAACTTATAATAGCGATAACGAACAATTTAATTTAGCTGTCTTAATTAAAGATTTAAATAAAGGGCCTTTATTAGTTAACTATTTATTTGAATATAAAGACAGTGTGAATTTCTTAAACAATACAACCTTTAGCAGTAACAATAGTAGATTTACTGATAACTTTACTAGTGACGGTGTTATAGATTTAAGTAATGCTGTATTTACATTATCATCTAGCGTACCTACTTTATCAACATCTAAATTACCGCTTTCATCAGCTGCTTTAATACTATGAACACTTATACATTATCCATTTCTTCATCCAAACATCATCTAGCAATCAAAGAACAAACTTTAAAACCAATTGATTTATTTGATTTTACTGAAGTAACTCTAGATATTTCTAATATTTATACAGAAATTTTTCCTACTTACTTAAGTATAGATTGGGGCGATGGTTCTGAAGTGTTAAAGCCAGATATAAAAATTTACAGAGACTACAGAACAGAATCTATCTTCTCGGAAATACAAAAAGGAGTTACGCCCGTGACGTTTAGTAATAATTACAAGCATAAGTATTACCCATCTTCGTATGCACTCAAAAAAGCTCTTACCTTTAAAATGAATATAGGATACGTTACAGGTGAAACTTTATGTTTTAGTGTACCATTAGTAATAAATTCACAAAGCTATTATGAAAATGTAGATGATATCGATATTATAGGGGTAGATTTATTAAATGATGTTAATAATAGCTCAAGAATTACATTTTTAACTAAAAACAACAACTACTTAGTTCAATTAGATAACAAATCTTATAAAGAGAATTAAGAATAAATATATAAAATGGGTTGTTTAGTTAAATCTAGTTTAAGTGCTTTAAGTTCAGTAGATGCAAGCATCTGCCCTGTTGATCTTTCACTTGATCAATACAGACAAACATATAATGGTGGGTTTAATTTAAATTTTATTTCTGCTCTATCAGGAATACAGGATTTTAAAAATTTAAATTTTACTAATTTTTACTTAACGAATGAATTTTTACTAGATGATGTTACATCAACTAAAGAGATTAAAGTAAAGCCAGATTCTTTTTTTACTACTTTAAATTTTACTACGTCGAGTGAGAATTATTTAATTTACAAGGCACCGTCATTGAGTTCTTTTAAAGACAACGATGATATATATAATGCTGAGTTTTTTGGAAAAACATCTTTTTCAGAACTTAAAGATGATGCTAATGATTTCGAAATAACTTTTGTAGATGATTTTATTTGTAGAGTTAGTACTGTGGTTGACGGAGTCCGTTACTTTCTTGTAGTAAGTGATGATGCTAAAGATGAATTTGATGCGCGTAAAGCGCTTTTCGTCGCAGAAAATAAACTAAGCTTAACAGGTAGAAATTTACAATATAATCTTTTAAAATATAAAAGAGATAGTTTTGTAAACTTATATTCTCAAAAAATAGACGGTAAGTATGCTATACTTGGAACTGGTGGTGTTTTATATGCTAAACTTATTGACAGTACAACCAAGCCGAATCAATTTTTTATAGCTAATAGTTCAATTAAGTTAAATCAAGAGGTAAATTTATCTGTGCCTTCGCCTTATAATACTAGTTTTATTACTTACGACAACAGTGGTCAAGTAGATAATGATAAAAGTGATTTTCATCTACCTTCTAATTACCTGTTGTATAGCTCCTCAAATAATAATGAATTAGATTTTAATTTAATTAATTTAAAAAATATTGTTAACACTCAAGATCAATTTACTTCTTCTAATAATTTATTGTCAACCTCAGAAACTACTATCTTTAGTCAGAATTTAAGAAAATATACTTCAATACTTTCTGACATAGATAGTGAAAAAAATGAAACTTTAGCTTTAAATTTTGTTTATAATAATTTTGATATTAAAATAAAGCCTGGTACTACTTACTTTACTACTCCTTCTTCTATGCAGCCGTTTAGTAAGTTGAATATTAATGATACAAAATTTACAAAAGCGGGTTCTTTTTCTTTTAAAAGACCTGATCTATCAGATAGAGTTTATAAATTAGATGATAACTCTATAAAGGATAAAGATGTTACTTACTTATGTACATGGCTTTCAGGGGGAATAGGCCAAGAAGGTATATGGGTAGATAGATATTATTACCCAGATTATACTACTAAAGAAGCAGCTTTAGCAGCTTCCCCAATATATAATGTTACATATGAAAAAGCAGTAGAAAATCTAATAAGTAGTAACACTACTTTAAGAAATTCAGTAAAGAAAAAATTATATTTTGATAAAAAAAGTGATTTAACTTTTGAGCCTGAAAAAAGGTATAAGTATGTAAGAGTGCAAAAGAAAGACTTTTTGAGAGAATCTCCTACTAATTTTTGTGATACAGCTAGAGTTAATAACAGAGTAAATAATTACTTTAATACTATTAATGATAATGGTGGGTTTAGCTTAGGTTTTACTTATCAAAACGAAGTTGGTGATTTTGATATATATTCTGATAGTAATGATATTAATGGTGGTTTTGTTTTTAGTAAAACTGGTAATACCGTAGAATTTGTATTTAGATTATTTGATAATAGCACTGCGGGAGCTAATTTAAGTAAGCGTATAAATCAAAATACCTTTAGACATACATTTGAACTAGATAAGTTTGAAAAAAATAACATCTTCTTATCTTTTAATGCAGTTGAAGGTTTATGTAATTTATATCTCAATACTAATATTATATTTTCTTTTGATATAAATGCATATCAAATGTTTACTAAGAAAATATTATTTGGAGATATTTTTATACAGTTACCAACACGCAATGCTCGTAAGACAGAAATTTTATTTAATGATGCTACTAAAAAATTATACATAGACAACTTATACTTAACCTTGCAACCTTTACAAAAATATCAAGAGCTTGGATATATTTTTGGTATTAATATAGATACAATACAAGATTTAACTATCTCCTTACCTTGTGGAATGAGAAATCTTACTGATAATATCAAAGTAATGAATTCTATTAACACTAATCTTAAGAATAAGAGTAATTTAGTTGATATTAATATAAAGAATTTAAATATTAATTTAGATGTGGCTAGTGAAGTTAAAAATGTTATGCTTAATAACATTATTAAAACATTACCAAAAACTGCAGTTATAAACGATATTAAATTTATTGATTACAAATGATAGATTACTTTAAATATACTAACGGAGATTCGTTTACCTTAAGCGGTAATGATTATAGTGGCTTATTTACTGTAAAAGACGGAAAAGCTTTTACTGGTAAATCTTTTAGTACTGCATCTAAGTTACTGAGTGGTAAGGATACATTTTTAGCTAACTGTTTTTTAAATAAGTTTGAATTTGATAGGACAGTATCTGTAGAAAATAAAAATATATTAACTCAACCTAAAATCTCTCCAAGAAATGTAATTGATCAAAATTTTATTGATACAAATTTACAAGCTCTTAATATCAATAATTTAATAATATATTCTAAAAATATTATAGCCAATCCAGATTTATTTGATTTTTTAAATTCAGTTGAAAATAAAGATAGTTACTTCTTAGGACTATCTAGTGGTAAAAACGATATTAGAAACGATGATACTAAATTATCAAAATCTAATAATTTTCCCGTTCAAATTGATCCCTTTACTTTTATCGATAAAGTTCCAGATGTAGATGTATTAGATGATACTGTTGATAGTATGGTTTTTATATATGATGATAAATCATTTAATTATTTTACTACAACTTCTACCTCGTCATATACATTTTCAGGAACTTTTGCTACAGGGGGTAGTCTAATAAGATTAGAAGAAGATGTTTTTGAGGGCGCGCAAAGATTTAGTTATGATAATAATACAGATACTTTATATGCATTAGAAAAATCTGAAGTACAAAACATATCTGGTCTTTTTAAATTTATTTTAAAGCTTTATGATAATAGTTTTGTATCAGAATGTAGAGTCTTAAAACTCGTAGATCAAATAACGTTAGAAGATAATGTTATAGATGATAAAGTAAGTTTAGGAAATAATATTTTAGGATATAGATATACAGATCAAGCACGTGTAGAAACAGATTCTGAAGGTAATCCTATAAGAGGTAAAGTACATGGTAAAAATAGATTAGTACGCATGCAACAAATTGCTAATAACGTTAATAATCAACCTAAAATTAAAATAGTAAACAAATATACTTTTGAGCTTATTAATAATATAGTATCATCTAACCCTGCTGAAGAAATTCTAGAATTTGATATAAGAGATTCTGATGATTCATTATTAATTTTAACTTCATTTGATGGATTTGATGCAGAAGAGTTTTTTATCTATCATTTAGATATAGATAAAGTTAGTAGCGCTGAAGGTGATTATGTCTTACCTTTCAATCCTAAAAAACTAACTAGATATAAACCAGAAGTAGTATTTAACGCTAAAAAGAATGTAGTTACTATTTACTTTTCTGGTAACGATTCAAATATTTTTATTATTGATGATGAAGGAGCTATTTCTTCAAGGTTTATTTCGAACCCTGAAAATGTAGCGGGTTTCCCATCTAATAAAAATTTACTATACCTTGAAGATATGTACTTTAATGGTACACTAGAGAGATTTGATAAGATACAAAAGAAATTTAATTCAAACACGTTACCGTCTAATAATTATAATAATTTAAATTTTCTAGTAGGTAAAAATAATACAAGTTTATTCTACTTGTTGCATAATATTGGTAGAATTTATCTTATGGAAGAAAGCAAGTTACTTTATAAAAGCTTTGTTCCTTTAAATTTAGAAAACTTATATGAAAAAATTATAAGCTGTGAATCTAGTTTAGGTATATCTCTTAATAGTGAGCTGCAAAATATAATTAAAGATACCGTAAATGTATTTTTAAACGCTAGTGTAATACCATTTAAAGAAGTTAGAGAAGGTATACCTGTTTTAGGTAAATTTATTTCATACGAGGGCATTGATGTTAATTTTAGAAATTTAGAATTTCATGATAACGAAGAAGTTAATTATGACACAGTCTCGAGGGTCTTTGATCAAATTTTTAAGCTACAAGAAACAGTATTTAATATTATAGTTTCACAAGATGATGAAGACGAAGATGAAGAAGATTCTATAGTGGTTGAAATTGAGGGTGAAAGAAATGAAATTGTAGAGAGTTTATATACGAGTGGTGGAGAGTTTGTATTAACTGATACAGGCGAAGATTATGTAGGATTTTATCATTCACATCCTGATAAGGGGTTCATGGTAGGTCCTTTACATATAGATACACCTCATGCTTATTTAACCCCGATGGATAACGTTATTTTTAATGTAACAGAAACATCACCTGATTTTGGTGATGATGTTCTTGTTCCACCAACACAACAACTAAGAGATACAGGACCAAACAACATACCCGGTTCATCAAATACAAGTAGTGGTAGTACTGGAGGATCATATTAAATAAAATTATGGCAAATAAAGGAGAAAGCTTAAAGGGGTTAAGAATAGCTGATTACTATTCTTCTTTATTACATTTAAGTGGTTTTGATATAACTTTGCAGGAATATAATAAAGTATTTGATGGTAAAGGAAATACTAGCGGTTTAACTCTAAGTAGTAGAACTGTAGATGAAAATACTGCAGATAGAGTTGATATTCAAAACTATATTTTACCTGAAAGTACTATAACAAGAGACTGGTTAGATAGTTTTTACCCCATAGGTAGTATAATACTAACAACAACTAATGACGACCCAACTAAGAGAATAGCTGGAACAAAATGGGTACTCGAAAGCCCTGGTAGATTTTTTGTTGGAGTAGGAGGCGAAGATAAAGTATTTTCACCTGGTTCTGTTGGTAATAATAGTGGTGATAAAATAGGTGAATTTGAAAATAAATTAAATAAAGATAATTTACCGGCGCATACTCATGATGTTAATGTACAAACTACTATAAAGGGTGATACTAACACTCCTAGTTCTCCTATAGATATTTTTTGCTTTTATTTTGGTCCGAGAATAAATTCAAGAGGATTAACACAAGAACGTATATATACATCTTCGTCTGCTAGCTTAATACCCAATGTAGCTGATGATCCCTTTTCTTACTTATTGGGTCAAGATGAAATAGAAGCATTTCAAAATAATACTACCTTTAAGGGACAAGATAACTATAGAGATTTTTTAATTAAAAAAAGGCATGAAGATGGCTTTAGATACTCAAATGTAGACTTTGATCCTAAGCTGGCTAGCTTTTCACTAGAAGGGTGGGGCGGTTCAATTGCAGGGGGCCCTGGATGGGCTGGGCTGTTGGATAGTAATATTCCTAATACTAAAATTTTTATAACTGATAGTCCGAGACCAGTAGGGGTACCATGGGCCGCGGGTAATATTCAAATAGAAAAAGCTGATTACGACTCAAGGGATATTGATAGAGTTCATCCAGGTAGATTCAGTCCTGCAGATTTAATAAAAGCTCGTAATATTATTATTGAAGTACTGGGAGCGGAAGAAGCAGCTATAGCATTAGATGGTGTTGATAGATTAAAGGAACTAGATGAAGAAGTTTCACAAGCTACTACTACTAATTTATATGTTAATGCTCAAATTAGAGGGTCTACTACTGTACCATCAAGAAATCAAGGAAGTTCTCTTTCTCATAATAACATACCCCCTAATTATGGTTTTTATGCATGGCGTAGAGTACCTTTAGACTTTGATGAACCTAATACTGAAATTGGAGGAGGTACTCAAATAATTGAAGCTGACCCGGTATTCAGAGCAGATATAACTGTAAATCAAGAAACTTTAAATCTCGAAGAATGGGCTAAAGATAGAGGTTGGAATGGTTCAAGCAGAGCTATTATTACTATAAGACCTAATGTATACATTTATTCTGATGATATGGATAAACCTGCTTTAACTACTGGTAACTGGCCTAAAGGATTAAGACTTATTAATAATGGATTTATTATGGGGAGAGGGGGAGACGGTGGATCTTACGCAGCAGGAAAGTACCCTCAACAATCTTGGTCTATAGGGTCGCCTCCTGGTAAAAGCTTATATGACGGTTGGGATGGCGGTGATGCTATCTTTATTAATACCTCTGATAGTATTATTATTAACAATCAAGGAGCAATTGCTGGTGGTGGTGGAGGCGGGGCTGGTAGTGGTACTGGTAATTTTGGTGGTGGAGGCGGAGGTGCCGGTGGAGGCAAAGGTGGTGTAGGTTCTTATCCTAATTTTAATGCATTACCAGGCGCGCCTAATGCATGGGAAGCAGGTGGTGAAGGTGGTGCACCTGGTCAACCTGGTAGTGATGGTGGTACCTGGCGTAATTTACCTCTTGATCAATTGTTTGGTCGAAGGTTCATGGCGCGCGTACGCGCCAGAGGAAATCCTAAAGCTTACTTTGGAGGCGGAGGCGGTGAAGCTGGTGGGGGTGGTTCAGGTGGTTATAAGAGAAGAGGTAATGATCCTCACGGTGGTGGTGGAGGAGGTGGTAGAATATTATCCGCTGATGCTAAAGGAGGAACTGCGGTTAATCCAGAGAGCGAAATGTACGGGGGTGGTCACGGAGGCAGTGGTAATGAAGATGGTGAGACTGTAAGCTCAAGAGATCATATACCATGGGGAAATGCTGCCGGTGGAGGCGGATGGGGCGCTAATGGTGGTGACTGTCTTAAGAGGAGAGGGGGAATAGGGGTTAGTGAACTTCCTAAAGGTGGTCAAGGTGGTAAAGCAATAACTGCTATTGATAACTCTAATTATACTATAACTGGTGGAATAATATATGGTACAGTTGACCAGTAGTATTTAATGTTTAACGAATAAATAATGGTATGCCTGAAAGTTTAGAAAATCAATTTATATCTGATTTATATACTTCTCTTTTACATTTAAGCGGAGCTGAACTTTCTTCAAATCTTAACAAAGTATTTGATGGAGCAGGTAACTCAACAGGATTAGCTCTAAGTGGTGAAAGAGTTGTAATTAGTAATTATATATACCCTCAAGGGTTTACTACACGACCCCCTCTTGAATGGTTAGATAGTTTTTATCCTATAGGCTGTATACAGCTTACCTTAACTGAAGATAATCCAACTAACAGAATAGCTGGTACTGTTTGGGAGCAAGTAGCACAAGGTAGATTCTTAGTTGGTACCGGTACTCTTACAGATAAAAATGGTGATACCAGAGAATTTTGCCCGGGTGGTGAAGAAGAAGAAGCTTTGGGGTTAAGAGGTGGTAATGGTGATACTGCTGGGGAATATTTAACTACGTTAAATCAAAATAATCTTCCGGCTCATACACATGATGTAAATATAGGCGCTCTTGACGTACAAATACCTAATACTGCTGGCACCAACTTATCCTTTCAAGCACCAGGAGTAGGTACAACTGATTCAACTCTTACATTTGGCGAACAACAAAGAGCTAGGCTAGCCCTAGGTGCAAAGATTTATGCTTTTCCTGGTGAGTATGAAAATCAATTTTTAATAAATTACAAAGATTCGTCTTTTCAAGATAATATATTAGCTTACCCGTGGTTGTATGCATTAGATTTTGGTTTTGATAGAGGCTCAGCAGCTAATTATTCTGCAGCAGTAAGAAGTTCCTATATTACTAACTGGGCAGTAGATTATAAATTTAAAGAAATGATAGGTATATGGAACGGGGAGACGAGATTTGTTTCTGATTCGAATGTACAGGTAGGTACAGTAAATAGAAATCCTGTCACTCTAACAAAGACTCCTTACGAATACGCTTTAGAGCTAGGTGCAGTTGATATAGGTGACGCAACTGCAGGTGATTTTTTAGCACAAAATAGTAACGTACCTATTGTTACAGCACCTACTGATGTAATAAATAGAGATGAGAGTGCAAATAATACAAGAGTTTCAGCATCAGTTGGAAGGGATATAGCACATAATAACATACCTCCATCGTATGGTGTGTATGTATGGAAACGAATATCATAAATTTATGGCAAATATAAGCATAGTAAAATTAAAAGTTAGACGTGGTTCAGACGCGCAACGTGAAACTATAGTTCTTGATCAAGGGGAAATTGGTTATACTCTTGATACTAGAAGGCTGTTTGTTGGTGATGGTTCTACATTTGGAGGTCAATCTGTAAGTAATAAAAATATAGGACCTTTTTCAAACAATTCTAGCTTAGGTCCTGATAGTTCACCTGGCTTACAAGTAGGAGATATAGGTTATGCAGATAGCCGTTTATATATGTTAACTTCTACTAATTATAATGACTCACTATCAGGTTATTCATATATAGGAAATGTACCGGATGGCACATTAGTAAAATTTGACGCAAATAATAAGTTAACGCTTAATACTAGTCAATTCGATTCTACTTTTTTTAAATCTGAGTTTTTTGGATCAGGATTATTATCAAGCACTGGTGGTGTTGTAGAAGTAAATCTAAATTCTACATATTTTGAATTATCTAATTCTAAAATATCACCTGTAGCTGCCTCAATAACAGAAAGGGAAATAGCAACTACTGCTCTTTCATCTGGTTTAGTTGGTGGTAATAATACCCCATTAAAACTTAAAATAAATCATGATCAATTCGAATTTGATGTTGATCATAATCTAACCTTTAAAGGCGTTGGTAATACTGAAATTTCTGCTGAAAGTTGGGCAGGTACCGGTGGTACTAATCTAGTTGGTAGTGGATTAGAGATAGACCCTATTACTAGAAAGCTTAAATCAAATATCAGATCAGTAAATGTAAGTAATTTTACTTTAACTGATGGTGAGTTGAATTCAGCTGGATCAACTGCAAGTGATGCAACGGCAATTGAATTTCCAAGAATTACTACTACTAATGGATTAATAAAAACTATTACAACTTCTATTTTTGATGTCGTTACAGGACTAGCTCTATCCGGTACTGAAGGTACAAACAGTTCAATTCCTGTAGGAACTATATTACCGCATGCTCGTGCTTTTACAAATTCAGTACCGAATGGATTTTTACTAGCTAATGGTAGGACTTTAAGTCAAACCGAATATTCTGATTTGTTTAGTGTAATAGGTACTAGTTACGGTAATGGCGACGGTACCGGTAATACATTCACTTTACCTAACTTAACTGGAGGGGGTATGCCAGCAGTATTATATGGTGCTGGTGCTGAAGCTCCTATAGCAGGAGATTTTACCGGATCACAAAAATTCTTAGATGGGGATACGAATGCTACTGGTGCTATATTAAGTGGGTTTGGAGTTAACTTTATTATTAAATATAAAGAAGATGCCTTTACTAACATATTCAACGGTGCGCCTGACGCTGTTTCTATAAATGCTGTAGGGAGAAATAATAATCAAGTATATAGAGGTGTCGACAGTAATGGCGAACAGATATCATTAAGTTCAGCTGGATTTATAACTTTCGCTCTTTCAGGTGAAGTAAGAAATAGTGAAAGTGACGGAATATTTGATAAATATGCAATACCAATTTTTAACTACTAATAAATATGTCTATTGAAATCTTAGAAAATACGTTAATTAAGCTTCTTGTTAGAAGAGGTACAGACGCTGACCGTAAAAATATTACCTTAAATGCAGGAGAGTTAGGATACACTACTGATTCAGAAAGATTATATATAGGTAACGGAACAGATAAAGGCGGTTTAGTTGTAGGCAATAAATATAAAGGCAAAGCTGCATTAGCAACATCTTTAGCACCATGTGTAACTGGAGATTATGTCTTTGAGACTGATACTAATACTCTTAAAGTACTTCAAAATGGTAATGGAGCTGTAGATACTGACTGGCTTACTGTATCTAATTTATTAAGCGCTGGTGATGGTACTATACTTATAGGCTCCGATAATAAGATTACAGTAGGTGTTCTTTCATCAGGTAATTTTTCACCCGATTGTTTAAATAATTCTTTAGAAATAAGTTCAGAAAAAATAAGCTTAAGCTCAACTATAAAAGTTGATAACATTTTAAGAAATACAGTAGATACTAATAGCTTTTTACAGCTCCCATCAAAGCTAAAGATAAATTCAATCGATTATAACTTTCCTGGAGTAAGTCCGACTAGTAATACATTTTTAAACTCTGATGCTTCAGGTAATTTGAATTGGGCTGTTCCAAGCGTTATAACTACAGGCGTGGCGCCTACTACAGCAAGCGTTTTACCAGTAGGTACTATAGTACCTTTTGCTTCAGCTAGTAATGGAATTCCTTATGGTTGGTTAGAATGCGATGGAGCAGAATATTCAAGTACTTCTTACCCAGATTTATCAGCAACTATTGGTACTGATTATAATATAGCCGGAACAACAGCAGATCATTTTAGAGTACCTAATTTACTATCAAAAGCTTTATATGGCGAGCCTAGCGGGGTACCTGCAGGAAGTACTGTATACCCAATTACAACAGCTTTTCATGGAGCGACTCCAAGTCTTTCTGCTGCTGGTACAAACTTTATTATAAAAGCTATAGGTGGTGTTACGTCGCCTACCTTCACTATAAAACATAATTTATCAGCTACAATGTTTAATCCTGCTGGTACAGGTGGTGTAGATAAAACAGGGGTTGAATTTAACCCTCTAAGTGGTAATTTAGTAATTGAAAGACCGGCGCCGGGTATGGTTATTTTTGATACAGCCGGTACTACTGACTTCACTGTACCAGATGGTATTAATTTTATTAAGTACACGGTAACAGGAACAGGTGCTAAAGGTGGTGATTCCGCAGGCGGTGCTAGTGCTACTGTAATTGGTAATCTCTCTGCTAAGTCAGGTACTATATTTAAAATTCAAGTAGGAACCGGATTTACATCAGCAGAGGCTCCACAAAATGGTAGACCTTCAAAAATCTTTACTGAAGATGGTACTTTATTAGTACAAGCAAATGGTGGTATATATGAAGGCAATGTTGAGAGTCCGCCTTATCAGGATCATACAGTAGCTGATGGCACTGTTGATACTTCTAACGCATTTATTTTAAACGGCTACGTAATTAAGGGAGGATCTGGTAAAATGGATACTAATGATGATGGCAGCGAAGAATCAGTTGGAGGTTCTTCTTTCTTTGGTAATGCCCCGGCTCCGGGTGGTGGTCAAGGAGCCCATGGACATGGTATAGGAGCGTTTGGACCTCCTCCGAGTAACGGGGTAGTTATACTTGAATGGTCATAGTTGCTTTTACTTTTTTTTCATATAACTAAATTATGGAAGAAATTATAGTAGAAGGTTTAGACTACGAAGATTTTAAAATTTTAAAAGAAATTTTATCTAACAATACAAGATTTAAATTTAGTGATTCAAATTTATTCGCTAACAATAGTATATTAATTGAAAAAATAGAAAAAATTATTAATGCTTTTGATGAATAAATACTTGTATGGAAGCAAGTGTATGGAAAGGTAGTTCTTTATGTGAAGAATTTTCTGATTACGTTCTTTTTGATGAAGAATCTGAAAGTATACTTGTAAATATTCATGAAGATTATATGAATACTTTAAAAAAAGAATTACAAAAAATGGGATATTTTTTAGTATTTAAAACTAAGCTTCATATAACAAATTCTTATACCTGTACTTTTATATTAGGTTGAGTAATTAAATATAATTAATGGGCTTTCCTAGTGACATAAAACTTCCGGCAGATGCGAGATATTTTACTTTTGTAGAACAAAGTAAGAAGTTTAACTCTAATTATGATATTACATGGTCGTTTGAATATAGCTTACCATCTAGTAATATACCTGATCCAGTAAACTATGAATTGGGATTTAGTACTTTTATTACTAATCTTCAAGCTCCTTTATCCTCTCTCCCTGGGCAGTATATAGGCGACCAAGATCCAGAATTTATTTTATCTGCCCACGCTTTATTAACTGAATCACCGTTAGTTTTAAAAACTGAAGATGACTCTACTATTCTTCTAGAAGGGGGCATTTTAAGTGGTAGTTTAGTAAAAGTAGCTTTTGATTCTACGGGTATGTATGCTTTATCTGGTAGAGATGATAGACCCGGCGTGGGCCCGCATTTAATTAACAGAGAATCACTAGTGGTTAGAGACGTTCTCCATAATATAAGAGCTAATTCACCCCTATCAACTATTTCAAATGTTTTTAGTACATTATCTACTAACAGCTTTAGAGCTTTAAGATTTAGATATGTCAATTTAGGTCAAAAGATACATATTGATTTTAGAGAAGACAACACCACTAATTATACTCTATTAACTACTATAAATTTAGAGCCAAGATTAACTAATTTTGATAATTTAGATAATATCTATTGCGGATTTTCATTCACTACACCTGTATCAACTACTAATACTGGATTATCAGCAAAGAACTTTTTCTTACGTAATTTTAATGTAGAAGGATTTGAAGGAGAAGAGGTATTAACAGAGACAGTAACTACACCATCACTATCGGTAAATTCAAATGAAGCCTTTGCGACTGTCACAAACATAGATGTATAATGCAACTTTCTCAAATACAGGTAATTCCAGATGTAAGCGATTATGATATAGTTGAACCAGTATATCTTAATGCTGTAGGTAATTATGATGGTGTAACGGGGGAAATTTATTTAAGGGGATTTGAAATAGATAGGGAGATTGAAGGTGAAAATATTGATATAGAATATTACGTTTATGATGAAAATGGTGAAAGAGATGAATTTGGTGATCCTTCAACTTTAAAAACTGGAAGAGCTGCTACTTACTATGATCCTTCATTTGATTCTCATTTTATAGCTATTGAAGATTATGTAACTTTAATCGCAGATCCTGAAGACGGTAGTATGGATGCTTCAGTACAAATTCAGTATGCTAATCAAGTAGGCGCTCCATTAATTACTACAATATCTATACCAGTAAGACCTGATCAAGAGTTACCAGATACAGAATCTACTGAAGCCACTCACGAAAAGACTATCCACGATAAACAGCCTACCCCTGCAGTAGATTATGGCAGTTTTTTAGTCGAAGAAGAAGTAACACCTCCAAGTATAGTAGATGAAGAAGATGAACCTTCTTTTGAAGAAGAACCAGAACAACCTATCGAATCAACTGCAACTACAGAAGAGGAATACTTGGGTATTGACCCTACAAACCAAGTTATTGATGCTATAGTAGGTAGTGTAGAAGGTAGTGTCCAAGAATTAGATATAAGCACTGTTGTTCCACAGGAGAGCGACTTAGTAGAGCCACTAGACAATGTTTCTGATTTTGAAGTATTCAATGCTACAGATACAGATTCAGAGACAGAGCAAGTTGAAGAAACTCCTACTGAAAATTTGTTACAGCCTTTGCTTAATGCTAGTACTATTGGTATTTTAAATAGATTAGCAGGAAAAACTTCAAGTACTAGTACTAAAAGCTTATATTATGATTACGAACGTAAAATAAATGCTAACAGATCTAACCCACAACTTGAAAGAAATACAGATTTCTGGGGGTATGGTTTAAAAAATATTACTGCTATCAGTGCATTTAATAATTCTGAGGAAAGAAGAAGAGCAAGATTTACTCACGGGGTAGCTATTACACCAAGGCATATATTATTATCAGAACATGCTGGCTTTGCTAATCCAGTAATAGGTGATGAGTTAGGGTTTTATGATGAAGATAATAATGAAGTTAAACGTACGGTTGTAGGTCATAAGTCGATGCCGGTGCGCCGGGGTTCCACAGCTCAACCTGATTTAAGTATAGCTGTATTAGATAGCGACTTACCTAGTAGTATAGGCTTTATACGTGTAATGCCTAGTGATATTATAAATAATATTCCTAGTGATGAGCTGGAGGTGGTGACATCCACGCTTGGATGGCTGAGCCTAGCATCGGTTACCTCTGATGGAGTATTTGTCCCAGGGGTTCCTGACCGACGACCTAGATTTGAAGCGCGTGACATAGGTGCGTTAATATGGGCTACAAATCAAAAAGAAAATTCAGGTATATTTCAATTAACCAAGATTACTTTAAGTACTGATGCCGCAGGTGATGATTATTATCCGGATTTAATTAATTTTGGTAACGGTATACAGAGTTTTGTAGACCAAGGATTTAATACCAGATTTCAAACAAATGATAGCGGTAGTCCTATACTTACAGTAATAAATGATGAAGCGGTTTTAATAGGTATAACTCGAACAACACAAAGTGCTCCGTTAGTTGGTGGTAGAAATACTGAGGTTATAAATAAATTAATTTCAGATATTGATTTACAATTTCTTGATACTCCTACTAATTATACATTAACTAGTATCGATTATAACTTAGAAGAGGAAGAAAGAAGAGAGTTTACCACAACTGTAGAAACAACAACTACCGAAACTACGGATGAAGGCACTGTAACTACTACTGAATATACTGACGGTACTACTGAAACTAGTACAGAAAAAACAGATGGTACTACTGAAACTGTTACAGAAACACCTAGTGGTACTAAATTAACTGTAGAAGAAACCCCAGGAGATTCAACAACTACTACTACTGAAACATCAGATGGTAGTACAGAGACTGTTACAGAAACTACTGTTGAAACTAAAACTACTACTGAAACATCAGATGGTAAAACTGAAACCACAACTACTGAAACTACTACTACTGAAACTACTACAGAAAAGCCTGATGGTAGTACAACCACTACTACTGAAACATCAGATGGTAAAACAGGAACTACGTCTACGACACCATCTACAGGTCCTGTTACAGAAAATGATCCCAAACTATCTGACCGTTTAGGCTCTAAAGAAGACACTAAGGAAACTTATACATTAACAGTAGTTAATGAAGGAGATTTAGATCTTACTATAGTTGGCGAAGGTGGCTTTAAGCCATTAAAAAGTAAGGGTGTGTTTACTATAACACAAGACGTAAATAGATTTACGTTTGTTCTTACTAAACTAGATGGTGTAGAATCAATAAGATTTGAAAACGCTAGAGTAGATATTATAGGGACAAGGGGTAATTTGGTAGGTGGTAATACTTTAGATAATATAGTAGTAGATGCTGTAATTTCTCAAGGCTATAATGCAGGAACAATATATGTACATATCGATATAGTAGACGATTATGAATCTGAAGATAGTAGTACAACTGATGATAGTACTACAACTGATGATAGTAGTACAACTGATGATAGTACTACAACTGATGATAGTGGTACCACTGATGATAGTAGTACAACTGATGATAGTGGTACAACTGACTCAGGTGGTAGACGTCGTACATGCGATTTATCAGGTATTACCGGCGGTGGTGTTTGTGTACCAGAAGGCGGTACTTGTATACCTGATGACGGTGGTTGTTGTATACCGTTTGACCCTACTACGACAACAGTAGATGAACCGTTTGATCCACCACCTACATACATACCTAATATACCTGATATACCTTTTATACCTATTATACCTTTTACACCAGCTAATTGCGGTAAAAGGCCTGTTGTACGTATAGGAATTCCTCCTCAAGAGGACCCGGATAATCCGGGTCCAGAAGTAATAGAGGTTATTCCTGAAGATGAAATACTGCTTTTCCCAGCTCCTGTTTTAGGGTTGCAGCCTCCGTTCTTAAGTAACGTTAACTTCGATACAAATGTAACGTTGGCTGTTCCACTTCCTTTAGATTTAGAAGAAGATGAAGACGAACCTGAGACTTTAGAGCCTGTTCAAACTACTGCTAGGGAAAAAATAAATCTATGTGAAGATGAAGAGTGTAATACTTTAGGATTTTAAATATTACCCATAGCAGCCTCTACTTTGAGATCATGCTTCATAGAATGGAATCTTTCATCAATATATTTCTGAAAAGCTAAAGGCTTTATCCATTTATCATTAGTAGTATTAACATCTTGTTTGTTATCTACTACTTGCACAGCTTCAATTAAGCAGCACCATCTAACAAATTCATCAAACTGCATAGTTTTAGTAGTACCATCTTTTAGATCAAAAGTAAACGTTTTATCCATAATATAATTATATTATAGTTCCGTTCCTATTTTCCCTGCAGGTTTATAGTCAGAGGTAAACTTAACTTCATCTGTTTTACCTTCTTTAAAATCTACATCATTTTGTGTATATACAGGTTGTGTAATTAAGGTTGGTGTAGCTGTAAATTCAATTCTAAACTCATTACCACATTTTTCACATTTAAACGTTTCTTCTATATTAAGAAATAAATTTGTATTGTACGTGTAGTTACCACAGGGGCAATCTATTTTAGCCTCACTTAGACTTAATAACTGATCGAGTTCATTTTGAAAATCATTTGTAAGTTCTTGAACTTTATTAATTTTAGTAGAATTATAAATAAACGCTAGAACAAACTGCATTACTAATGCTAAGGCAAAAGCTTCCCAGAAACCAATAATATTTTTTAATCCAAAGCCAAAACCAAGAGATACTAATATAGAAATAATAATTGACCTTAAAAAAGTCATATAGCTATTTTAGCTAAGTCCTCGGGAATATCAAGGATAATTTCATTTATTTTATCAATTTTATTTGTAATATTATCTACTGCACCTTTATTAACGCCTTGATAAGGGACTTCCGTGGGACCTTCAATAGGCTGCGCGGTTAACCGTGTTAACATGTTCCTTAATTCTGCTAAACTTACAAATACATTACCTAAAGTTTGGTTCATTGCATCAACGTCAAATGGTACTACAGGAGGAGCTTTTTGATGTCTTTCATCTTCTTTATACTTAGACATCTGCTCCGCTGAATTCATAGAAAAGTTTATAGGTTTATCATCTCTGCTAACACTGTAAGGAAATTCCGCTCCATTCATGTAATTATTTATGCTAGAGAATAAATATTTTTATGACTAAATTTGAGAGACGTTTTTTTAAGAAGCTACATGAGCAAAATGATGAAAGAGAAGCATTTGAAGCTGAGTTAGATGATAATACTGATCCAGGTGATTTTGATGTAGATGTTGAAGTTGACGATACTGTAGTTGATGAAGATCCTAACGTAAAGGCAGCTCAAGCTGTAAATGAACGTAATGAAGCTATGAAAGAGCAGCTTAGAGGTTGGATTGGTAGAATGGAGGACTTTTTAGATTATCTTAATGGAGAAGAAGCTGATTCTATCCAGCAGCAATTAGCCAACGCAGAGCCTGATACTATTTTTGATAGAATGAAGGCTTCTGAACAAAGAAAACTGGCAAGAGTTGCTACTGAATTAGCTGGAGTAACTGAGTCATTTAAAGGTTACTTAGCACAAACAGGCAATCCTTCCTTTAAACACGTTTAATCTGATTTCGATACTTTTTAATTTCAGATAATTTTACAATACCTTCGAGACCATCGAAGGTATTTTTTTGTATAAAGTCCCACTTTATTTCATTAATTTTACAAGCCATAGCTATATCATTAAAATCTTTAAATCGTTTACCAAACTTTTCAGGCCATATAAAGACTTTTTCTTTTTGTTTAAGTAAAGCTTCAGATTTTACTAAAGAAGCTTGATCAACCCACTGAGAATCAAGTATCCACACCTTATCATACCATTTAAGATAGTTTAGCTGCTGTTCTTGTCTTTGTGTAAACGACTTACCTCGTTCAGTAATACCAGCTACTGCTATAGAATTTTTAGTAAAGAAAGCATTCAAGGGACCTTCAAAGATATAAACTTTATCATGATCATTAGATACTCTATCAATATTAAATAAAGTTTTTTCTGCTTGTACTTTGCCCAAATACTTAGGTTTAGTTTTATTATCTTTATTTAAAACTGTACGAGTTTGATAAAACTCTATCTCTTTATTCTCATTAATAAAAGGTATAACTAATCTATCTTTATGTACTCTATCAGTTAAAGATACATATAAATTATCAGGTTTATTTACTGCAGTATCTAATCTACGCTCTTTAATAAGATATCTAACAGCTGTAACAACAGAGTTGCGATTATAATAGTCAAGCTGAAACTTATCAGACAAATTAATACTATCTTTAGGTAAGGTTTCGACTTGAATAGTTGGTCGAGTTTCTTCTCTACTGACAATAACATCTTCTGCATCAGGTACATATTCTTTTAATTCATTTATTACATCAGTATCAGAACAATTAGATACTTCTTTTATCCACCTTAGAGGCTTTCCGGACCAACCACAGTTATGACAAAATATATTCTCATTTTTAGGAATATAATAACATCTTCTTTTTTTACCTAACGACTTACCTTCCTTGCATATAGGACAGCTACACTGATATACATTGTTAAATTTATTATACTTAGGGTAATAGCCTAGCTCAAAAAATTTAAGTATAACAAAATCTTCAGGAAGCGATATCATTTAGTTTATTATATAGACTTTTCATAAAAAACCAATTTTCTTTTTTAGATAGAATACGTTCGAACGAATATTCTTTACAATAATTAATAAACTCTTTATAACTCGCTTCAATTTTAACTTCTAGTTGCTCTCTATAATATTCCTTTTCATCAGGTAGCGATTCATATTTATCTAAGCAAAATATATCAGCATTGCGTTTAAATATTTCTTGCTGAGATTTATCTAACATATAACCCGGGTCAGCCAAATATTTTTTAACTGAAGCAGCACCAAAACGAGGTATACCCGGTACATTATCAGACTTATCACCAGTTAAACATTTAGCAGTATACCACTCATCAACATTCTTATAACCTGTTTCTTGTTCGAAAGAAGCATAATCAAAATATTTCTTTCTTATTGGATCATACAGTGTGCATTCTTCGCTTACAAGTTGTAAAAAATCTCTATCTACGGAAATAATTACTTTAGACCCTTCATTTTCTCTACATATATATGCTACTACATCATCTGCTTCTAGCTGACTAGGGAATATTGAATTAATGCCCATCGTTTTAAGTATAGATTTTATTACTTCGTTATTTTGATGAGGTGAACTATCTTTAGATCTATTACCCTTATAGCTCTCAAGCATCTCCTTACGTATATTGGTTTTATAAATAGGCTTTTCATCCCATACAAATATAGTATTATCGGGTAAAAACTGCTTCACGTAGGAGCTCACCGCATTAAGCGTAAAGTATATATGGAAGTTATTAACTTTTTCTTGAGAGAAATCTTCACTCTTTTTCGCCTGATTCTTTGCTGTATAATACGTTCGGTGTATTAAGTTGTTGCCGTCTATTATCAGAGTTTTCATTTTTAAAGTATTGAGATTCTACTACCTTAAAAATATTTTTTGGTAGTTTTTCTACTAATGATATTATATCATTGTTCCTTCCTGAATCAAATGACTCTTTAGGTACTTTAACATTTTTCATTTCAGGTAAAGATAAACAACCAATATGATCTTTGTCTATCTCTACAATAGCAAACATCTGACCTACATAATCACCTGTTTGAATAGCATATATTTCTTTTTTAGAGCAATTCATCTGTACCTTTTATAGACTGGATTTCACTTGCAAAATATTTCATTAAAAAAGAATTTAAAGCTTCTTGCTGTTGAGGTGTTGAAGCAGCTTTTATGTCAAGGTGCTTTCCGGAAAAATCATAACCAAGTAAAATATAACTATCTAAATATTCACATAATATGTTAGCTAACCGATTAGCTAAATCTTTACGTTTTTTAAAACTTTTTCGTGATTTTAAATTATCCTTTAAAGCTTTTTCAACCATATCTCTAAGCTCTTCATCTTCTGCAGAGTTATGATCTTCTTCTTCCATGTTGTTATTTATTCAAAAAATTACTTTCATCCTTTTGCCTAACACCGCTTTTAAGTAATTTTTGAACTACAACCTCAATAGAATCTGTTTTTAAACTAAAGCTATTTTTAAATAGTTGGTTACCATCATTAAATTGAAATAAATACTCGCCTTTAAATGGGGTATTTTCAAAGCACGTAATAAAAACAGATGCACCAGCCGGGTCAACTAACACAGTCCACCTTCTTGGATCACTATCACTATACTTATCAAATATTCTAAGAGTAACAAAATCGTTATCTTTTAATCGTTTGATAAAATATCCAGGAGTTTTAAGCTTATTCTTTTTTTGTTGATCAATCATTATTGTGTTAAGGCTGAAATTATATACCTTAATTTAATATTATTTTCTTCGATATCAAATACTATAACACCATATTCAGTATTGATCTTTACTCTAATATCGTCATTTAGTAATGATATTAATCTAAGATTATCTAAATTTAAAGCTATCGGTTCAAGCTTAAAGTCCGCTTTACCGAGACTTAAAGTAAAATTATCAGTATTATGTCTCGCGCGGTCGGTAAGTTCAGCCATTAACGAATCACCATCAGTATAAAAATATATTTTATTAGTTTCACTCGCAAAAGTACTACCTTTAAATAGTCGTTGTATAGTAGCCTTATTTAAATTAAAACCTATATCAAACTTAAAACCATTTATTTTTTCTAAATTAATATTAGGCTTAGTTATAAAGCCTTCTTCATATAAATGATATTTAAACTTTACTCCATTTCCATTATACTCAAGATTATTCGAATTTATATCAATATCTAATGACTCTTCTTCAATAGTATCAAGAACATGCCTTAGTTTTTTAACATCGGGAATATTAAGAGTAGTATTAAATTGAAAGTCGGATTTATACTCACTATGCAAGATTAATGTACTATCTAAACTAGATACTAAACTAACTAACTTATCATCTTTGATATCAAAGATAATACCAGTATCGTTAATCTTTGAAACAGTATCTAGATATTTTAGATACTCGCTTTTACTTTTTACTTTTAGCGTTCTTACCATCACTTAATTTTAACCTAATATCCTTAAGAATCAAATTTTGATCTTTAATTAGATCTATAAGCTGATCAAGCTTACTAGGCTCTGAAAAATCAAACTCTACTTGATTAGGATTAATCTGCTCAACTGTTGGTGGTTGTTGTGTCCTAATGGTTTGTTGAGCTGAAATTTCTTGAGCTGCTTGTTCAGGTGTTACAGTATTAATTTGCTGTGGAGGGGGTTGCTCATCTTGCTGTGATGGCTGATTTTTAATAGTTGGCAGTCGAGCAGTACTCTCAAATACTTTTTTCATGCCGTCGGAAGATGGTCTTAAGTTTGCAGAGGGACTTACCATCATCCCATCATTCTTATGAGCTTGGCCATATGTTTGGCCCATAAACTGCATAACTGCAGCTTTTTCCTCTGGTGTCATTCCTTCCATATTAGAGATCTTTTAAAAGTTCATCGATATCTTCTTCAACAGTATCATTAGATACTACAGCAGGTTCAGGCTCTGTAGGAGTTTCTACCGGTACTGGAGCTGAAGTTACAGGAGCTGGATCATCTTCTGTCTTGCAGTAGTAATGCTCGTTAAGCATATCTTTAAGCTCATCATAAGATTTAAGAGTAAAGACCTCATTAAGATCAAAAGCACCTTCATAGATACCTTTCTGCTCATCTTCAGATAAATCAATCTTACCAGCAGCAGTAAATCTTGAGGATACATAAGTAGGATAATCGCCTTGCTGCTCTACTTTGATCTTAAAGTTAACACCTTCAGGACCTAGATCGAAGATACGGGGACCAAATTCTTCAGCATCTTCACCTTCGATAGCTTCAGTAATAATTTTATGAAGCTGCTTACCATACCTCAAGATCTTTACATTACCGTTATTATCAGGATTAGTAGGATCATCGATTACATAAACATTAACCAACCACTTCTCGAGTCGACGAACAACGCTCATCTTTTCTTTCTCCTCTTCACTACCAGTTCTAAGAACCTTGAAACGTTCTTCAGCAATAGGATCTCGTTCACCAAACGTTTGAGGACTTAACGCTTGCACGTATTGACCAGTCGCATAAGACGTCCATCCATGATTATAGTAATGAAAGAAAGTCTTACTAGGATCTTTAGCGAAAGGCAAAAGTCTTACCGTATAAGTATTACCCGACTTAGTCGGCATAATCTCGTTAAACTTAGCTGACCCCCTACTATCAGAAGTAGCTAACGCATCTTTAATTGATTGAAACATTGAAGTATTAAAAGTACTCATACGCTAATTATAATGACTGGCTACTAAACTTCAATAGTCTTTGTTCTATTATTTTAAGACCTTTTTTTGCTTTATGCTTTAGTTGTTTTGAACTAAGGAACTTTGCTCTTGTCTGAGCATATAAGTCGTAAAATTCAGGAATAATCCAAGTTAAAGTTCCTGTACATTCTTTAATAACTGAATCTATATTAAGTGCGTGTATTAAGTAAAAATTAATTTTATGATTTTTAAGATGTGTAAAAATTATTGGTATAGAATTAGGAGTATCTACATTAGAGTAATTTTTATATTGAGCTAAAGTAATTTTTTCCTCTTCACAATAATCACAAATAAACTTTAAGCATTCCTTTAACGTACTAATACATTCTTCACTATCGGGATTCTGTACTTCTTTATCTCTACAGTAAAGAGAATAGCATTTGATAGCTTTTCTTGTATTAAAGAATGATAGATCAAAGTAATTATCAGTCCCATATACTTTATAAGGAGCTATAAAAAAATCACTATAGTTTATATGATTATACTTTGATAAAAGTAAGTTTAATTTTTTAAGACTTACTTCATCCTTACTTTCAAGGTTATCAAAATTTTGTCTTAGTCTAACTGGCTTATTTTTAGCCTTTCGAGAAGCATATAAGTAGCTATTATATATTGACTTCTCTTTTTCGGTGATCATAAATCTATATCTGAATGGGAATTAAGGAACTTAGTAATATATTTAGATTTTGTAATTGATGGCTCAAAGTCTATAAATAGTTTAACTACATCAAAGTTAGTTTCAATGGTTAAAAGTTCCTTTAATATGTTACGTATTTTTTCTTCTTGTAAAACTAGTATGAATATGTTTTGTAATGATAGCTTTTTTCCTTTTAACTGAGAACAGAAAGTGCAAAAACATAAAAGTAAATGTTCTGTTTCGTCTTTTATAAGGGTGCTGGAAGGAGCCTGGTTTAAATTTTTATTTAACATGGTGTAAATTGTTTAGTTAATGACGCAAACTGATTAGTTAACTTACCTCCGGCTGATGCAGGATGACCGCCTCCATCACATAATTTTTTAGCTATTAAACTTACATCTGCATCGCAATCTTTTGATCTTCTAAAAGAAACAGTTTTAGCTTTTGTATTTACAATAATACTAATATCAGCATTATACTTACTTAATAGAAAATGAGCTAATTCTCCTACTGCATAATTACCAAAAGATGCTACTACATTATATTCTTTTATATTACCTTTAAAAATACCATTACTATTAATTTGTTCTTTAAATTTTTTAAAAAATAATTTTATAGAATTTTTTTGCTCTATAGTATAAGAGCTAAAGCCATTATAAAAACTACTTATAAAATTTTCCGTTTTTGGAGAATTTAAATTATAATAAACAGCATTAAGTTTAAGAGAGTCGTTATTAGATTTATACCAATCATAACCATTTATTAACTCAATTAGCTTTATTTGGTTATTATTAAGATCTAAATGACTTTTAAATTTATCTTTAATTAGATTTACTACTGAAAAATAACTTTCATCAATTATCACTTTAGCGTTTTTATATAAATGCTTATATGAGCTATGATTTTTATGACTATCTATAACAACTACGTTACCTTTGTCAACGAGCTCAATTTGTTCTTTATTTAAATCTAAATCTATAATAAAAATCCGATCATAATGATCTAAGGTACTAAGCGCTCCCTTAAAGCGACCAGTAAAAGTCGACTCAGTTACGTCATTTATATTAAACGTTTTTGAATTTTTATATAACCACTTCAATACTAAAGCGCCTCCAGCTCCGTGTAGATCTGTGTCTGTCCATACTTGGATATTCACTAGGTATATTTATAAAAAGTTCCTTATTGTGCAAGTCCAACTAATGCGTTGAGAGTTTCATTACCGTCATCTTCAAACTCTATATCATCTGCTTCTTCGATAGATAGAGTACTATAGTCGATACGCATAGCTTGAGTATTTCCTCGAGGGCCATATCGGTTTTTCATCATACCCAATCTAATTATACCAAGTTCTCTATCTTCTTCGTTTTGATATATAGATACGATAACATCTGCAGTAGCAGCTAATCCAATAGATTCAGATATAGTAGCAAGATCAGGATTATCTGTATCAAAGCCTGATCTATTTAACTGAGTAGCTGATATAATAGGACATTCAAAGATATAACTCATAGCACGAACTTGCTCAGTTACATGCTTAATACGTTCATAAGAATTATTACCCATAGTAGAATGCATTAAGTTGAGATAGTCTAAAACTATAGCATCTAACTTAATACCTTTATCTTGAAACTTCTTAACAAACCCTTTTAGCTGACTAGGAGTAATAGTAGAGGGAGGAAACTCTTTAATAAAAATTTTACCCTCTTCACTTTTAACTGCTTGTCTAATAGACGGGGCATTACCCGCTAGCTCTTTCATAGGTATCTTCGTTACATTAGTACATAATCTACGAGCATATAATAACTCTGACATCTCTAGAGTTACTAGTAATACATTTTTACCTTGTTGAGCTATATTAGTAGCTATATTACCTAAGAAAATAGACTTACCAATATTAGTTTCTCCAGCAAATACATACAAAGATTTACCAGCTTCTAAGAACCCACCACCTAAAGTTTCATCTAACCACTCCCAGTTACTAGGTACATGTCGCTCAACTGAATTAATATCATCGATAAGTAAATCTATATCACTATAAAGATCTAAACCTAAGTCGGTTACTAGATTAATATTACAAGACTTTTCAAACTTATCAAGTACTACAGAAGTATCTACTTTACCACTCGATACATCTTCAGCTACGTTAAGCATAGTATGATAAACAGCTTTTTCTTTAAGAAACTGTTCAGTATTATCATACAACTCATCTTTATCTAAGTCTTTATCTATATCGTTAAACGAAACTACTAGCTCTTTAAACGATTCTTTTTGTTCATCGGATACTAAATGAGATTTAATCTCGGTTGTAGTAGGTAGTTTATTGCGTTTTTCAGAAAATTCCTTAATAATAGTAAAGATACTAGCTATAGCTTTATTTTTAAAGTATTCAGGCTTTACAAAGTCAGCTACTGAAGCTAGATAAGTCCCGTCAGTAAGAGACTTATACATTAAGACATTTTCGAAATAATCTAAGTCTAATTTACTCACAATAATATGATATAATCAATCATTTAGTTTTCCACTTATTCAAAAACCACTCTTGACCTTTGTTAAATTCTTCATTAAACGACTCTAACCCTGGTGAGTCGTGAGTAACTAAAATATCACCGACTCCTACTTTGAATCCAGCTTTATGACATTGCATGGAATAATCTAAATCATAAAAATGCCATTTTGAAGGGCAAGATTCATCAAATTTAATTTTTTGAAATACCTTTCTTTTTATAGCCATAAAGACACCATCAATAATAATCGCTCTATTAGGATAACTTCCAAAAGGTGTCATGCGTTTTTTACCTTTACTATCTAAATGAGCTACAGCGCCATGTAGATTAGGCGAGCCAAACCCTCCGCCCATTAAATGCCATAATGCAGGGGGAGCTAAATTAACTTCTTTAGCACCGGCACAACCTACAACATCATATTTTTTGAATAGGTTGTTTAATTTGTCTTCTGAAAAGTTTTCTAAAATTACATCATCATGAACTAGTACTAAATTTTGTACATTTTCTTGAATAGCAAACTTTATTGCTTTATTATAAACTTTATGAAGAGGATCTTTATTATTTTGTTTAAAAATAACAGAAGAGTTTTCACTAGTTTTCCATAGTAAGGTATCTATGTCGCTACCCGCAGTAGCAGAAAATATCATTGTATTAATCATATAAAAGAAAAAGGTGAATCATGTTTAAAGCTACAAAGCTTATTCCATCTATGTGTTTTCATATTAAGCTTCATAACTACCCCTTCCGGAAGTTCCTTTAAACCTTCACCATTAAGAGTAGAGTAGTCACCACTATTATTATAATGGAGTATTGAGCCCGATCTCGCTATAAACACTTCGTTAGTATCACAACTAACTATACTAAGAGCAAAAGTACCAGATAAACACTCTAAAGTATCCTTTACTATTTTTTTAGTATTAATAAACGTTTTACCCTTTTTATGTTGAGCAGCTGTAAAGTGCTCCAAAAGGTTTACTATAGTATCAGTATCTACACTTGTATAAAAGTTATAAATTTTATTAAGCTTTTTATGATTAGTAAGAACACCGTTATGACTTACTAACCAAGACATAGTTTCAAACGGATGGGATGTATCATAATTCCATGCTCTTACGGACGATGTTGGAGCTTGAACGTGACCTAAGTAGTAGCTAGTATCAGGTTGATGAGTATACTTATCAAAGTCTATATCACCTTTCTTCTTTTTAATATATTGATCATCTTCAGAAAGACTTACTATACTACTTGCGAAATTACCTCTTTGTTTATTAGCTTCATACAAAACTTCAAACATAGAAGTATTAAAAGAACCAAAGATAGCACACATATACTATTTTAGTATAATTTATTTGTTTTTCAATCTTCCCAATCAAACTTAAAACCAGGTTCCCACATATAAGAGTTGTCTACATATCGACTCATAATACCATCTGGGCCTTCAGCTCTTGTACGTTCAAGTATACGACGCACACGTAAAACCCACGGTGATGGTTCACCTACACTTTCTCTATTTTCATTAGGTATTCTCCAAAACAAGTCAATAGTTCCATATTTTTTATCTCTTGCTAAACAAGTATCTGGATAATCAATACCATCAATAGTATACCATTTTTTCTTTTTCTTTTTTGATTTAACGATACCTAGTTTTTTAAGAGTCTTAGCTCCTAAGCCTTTTACTTTAAACAAGTCGTTATTATTTCTAAAAGGTCTGAACCCCACAATACGCGCTACAGTAGTTCTACCAACTCCTGGTAATTTACGTAATTCTTTATCAGACATTTCGTTAAAATCTTTATAATTCAGCTTCATAGGTATAAATATATTATATGAGTTCCTTTAATGTATACGATAATTATAGCTCCTTTAATGATTTAATCAACAGAGCAGAGTTTTTGGAAGAAAAAGACTTTAAATCAATGGTAGGGTCTGCTAAGCTTCGACCTGAGTTTGCGAAATATAAAGCTAAAGATCCAAAGACAGGAGAGAAGGCGTCACCAGGTGGGCTGTCTAGGTTAGCAAATATATTATTTGTAACAGCATTAGGAGAAGCGCATTTAGATATACTAGATCAGGAAACTACTAATACTCTTAAAGGAGCGAAATATTCTACATCTTCTACTAGGATAGGGCAAGGTTTGCAAGAGTTAGCTCCTAAGGCATTTGAAGAGCTTTTTAGAGAAAAAAATCCTAGGAGTGTAGAGGTATCAGAGTATGTTAATGACCCAGAGAAGTTAGAAGAATTAATAAAAGATACGGTAATAAATTATACAAGAAGAGATAGAGAATACATAAAGGATATAGATACTGAGGATATAGCTGACGCAGTTGAGGATGCAGTTGATGATATATCTGATGAAGTTAAGATAGCTCAAGGCTTAATGAGTAGTGGTGCTGATCAAGTAGAGTTAGACTTTGATGATGTTGACGTTAATATTGAAGCTCTAGATAATAAAGATGAAGTTGCTGCTAAAATTGCTCAATTAATTAATACTACAAATAACCTTAAAGCTGAACCTACAGGAGTTGGTTTAAATATTGAAGGCCCTGTTGGAGTATTTGGTTCTGAGGAAAAAGTATCAGATCAAATGACTAGATTAATTACTAAATATTTTCCGGCTGTTAGAGAAGCGGAAATTAAAGTAACTCTTAATACTGATCAAGAAGAAGATTATGAAGAGGGTCCTGAACCTTTAGAACCTGAAGGCCCTGCTAATGAGTATGAAGAAGATATTAATGATGCAGAAGAAGATGCTGAATATAAAGGAAAGTTTTCACCAAAATACGCTAAGAAAGTTGAAAAAGAGTTTGAAAACCATGTAAGGTTAAGAAGTCCAGATGGAAAACTTGGGGTAAAGTTACCTCCTGGTAATAAAGATGAAATTGAGGATTATAAGAAAAGAGGGTATGTAGAAGATAATGAGTTTGATGACTTTGATATTGGACCTCAGTCAGATGAAAATGTACCTGACGATTACGAGGATGTACTAGCAGCTCTTGTTGATGATGATAAGAAGAAGCATGCAATCAAGCAACTTAATAGGGAAGATGGTGAAGATTCTTATGACTTCCTTGGTGATGATGACTTTTTGCCATCAGGCGACCGAGAGGAGATTGTAGCTTTAAAAATAGCTAATAAAAAAGCAGAGTTAAGAAAAGAGGGTGAACGGATAGCTGCGGGCGACGAAGAAGGAGGAATGAGGCTTAAAGAGCTTGAGATTGGCGGTCATAGGTATGAAGTAGGTGTGGACGATCCGCATGATGATGGTATTGTTATTGACATTGAAAAGAATAAAAACGGCTACACCATTACTGGGGCAGTTTATAGTGACCCTATGGATTATTATGAGGATCCGAATGATATGAAAGAAGGTTACAGGTATGCTATTGACCAAGATGGTAAATATATTGGTGCTCCTGGAGGTGTAGGACGTATTAATGAGGCAATAAAAATGCAACCTCATTTAGAAGTCTCTGAAACCTCAACTGCAGCTTACTTAACTGAGCAAAAGCAAAGTGACAAGCGTAATAAAAAAGCAGAAGTTAAAAATCAGTCATTTAAGGAAAAATATAAGCCAAAAACCCACTGGCAGTTAGAAGAACTTAGACGTTACGGTCTTTAAGCGCATCGCTTACATTCATTCTCATGATATAGTTTATCAATCTTTTCTTGCTGCAAATAAACTATAGGATCTTGATAACCTGCAGAGATAAATCCTTTTACTCTCATGCTACTCGAAGGAGTAGTAGCATCAGCTAAGCCATCTTCTCTATCTGAATAGCAAGTCCAAGTATCACCAAACTTTACTCCTAATCTTATTCCTTCTTTAATAATATCTTCTTTAGACATATCAAGAAGAGGAGCTTCAATCTCAACTCTGTTTTCTCTATTGAGTTTAGTTACCTCATTTACTGTATCTACAAATTCTTCACTACCATCCCAGTAACCAGCTAGCGAGTCGACTTGAGCTGCTCCATACCATACAGTATCTGCACCTACACTTTCAGCATAAGCAGAACAAATAGATAAAAACATTAAGTTTCTAAACGGTACGTAAGATACAGGTTGAGCATCCCCAGCTATTTTACTAATATCAGGGTTATCTATATCAGTATTAGTTAAAGAAGATGTAGGAGCTATATCTCTAATATAGTTGACATCAAGAACTTTATTAGTTACCTTTAAATTAAACCAACCACTAAACTGAGCATTGAAGTTTCTTATCTGTTTCTTAACACAATCAAGCTCTCGTTTATGTCTTTGACCGTAATCAAAGGTTACAGTGTGTATTTCTTCAAAGCCTCTATCTTGTGCCATATATAACAGCACAGACGAGTCCATTCCACCACTAAGAGTTAGTACTAGTTTCTTTTTCATTAATTAAATTATCTAATTCACCTAATTCATCAGGTATTTCTTCTTCTTTATTACTATAAGACCATTCTTGACTTATTCGATCTTCAACTTTAGGTAAAATAGTCTCTTCCCAAAGCTTAGTATCTTTTCTCCAATTTTTATAATAACCTAACTTAGTACCATCTTCAAGCTGATAAGTAGCTCCAGTTTGAACTACGGCACCTACGCCTACAGCTAAGTCTACTAAGCCGTAGTATCTATCAAGACCAGAAGAAAAGGAAAGATACATTTCACCTTCTAAGTATTGCTTAATAAATCTATTTTTACGAGTAAGAGCTCTAATAATAATACCAGAGTATTTCTTTTGACCTACAGCTAATTCACCATCTACAGTCTTACCACCATCATCTTTCATAGGTTTACGAGCTAACTGCACCGTTACGGAGGGTAAATAGATGCAAGACTTACCACCAGGCATGTTCTTTTCAATAGAAGGAAACAAAGCAGTAGGATCATCATAAACATGATTAGTACAAAGTATAGTAGTTTGAGTTACTGAGCCTAAATTAGTACAAGTCTGCATTAACGTCTTCATAGCCCGGGCTTTAGTACCCATATCTGATGAAGTACTATCTTTACTCATACGAGTTAGTTCCAATTCAGATTGAAGGTTAGCAAGAGAGTCAATAGCTACAATAAATTTACCTTCTAGACCTTTCTCTTTAACTGAAGTAAGGAACTTATACAACGAGTTTCTAGCTTGCTCAATGCTAGTACATGGGACGTATTTTACCTTACTAATATCAAGACCAAGTCTTTCAGCACCTTCTGGATCAATAGCATTTTCAGTATCAAAGATAACAGGAATAAGACCTTCTTCTTGTGCTTTAGCTAAAATCTTTT